TCATGTAGAAACCAAGTATTTTACCAGGTACTTCTAGAACAGCATTACCTAACCATTTGACAGCATCCCATATACCTTTACCTATAGTCATGTAGAAACCAAGTATTTTCTTTGGTACAAAAAGAACTATATTTGTTAATTTAGATACACCATCCCAAATAGAACTAGCAATATCACCAAGACCTCCAACCATATCAGACCCTATGTCGGCTATCTCTGTCCAATTTTCAAAAATTCCATATGCTGCACCTAGTGCTCCTCCAACGCCTGCACCAACTGGTCCTAAGATAGCGCCCGTCATTGCACCTTGCAATGCGCTAGATCCTATACCAGTAACCGCTGCTAATTTTTCATGACCTGATTCTTTTAAACTGTCAGTCACATGGTCTAGTATCAAACCTCCAACTAACCCGCCAATGCCTTTTGAGAGCCCTTTACCAACAGTAGCTATATTCTTTAGAGAAAATATGTTCTTCAGCATACCTTCTCCAAATTTTGGCATCTGTAAAGAGCTAGGCATCTTAGGCATGCTGAGACTTTTCATAGTGAGCGGGGATTTTAAGAATGATGTTGATCCCGTAATACCTGTTTTTAATAAAGGCAATGTGTTAGCCAATAGCCCAAAGATAGATGTTACATTTTTTATGCCTTTTGCTAGTAAATAAAAACCCCCTACTACCATTGCATTGGCAGCTACAAACTTTATTATTGATCCTGTGCCGCCAATAATAGATTTACTAAAATCTGGTAAAGCATTGTATAACGAAGTAAACCAACCTGATATTGTTTTCACTATTGAAAGTTCAGAGAACCATTCAAATACATCTTTTATTCCAGTTCCTAAACTAGAGAATATATTTTCAACTATTTCAATACCGCTACCTAATAACTCAAAATCCCAAGCTAAAGTATTAATTACTGGTATCACAATAGGATCTATTACGTCTACAACTAAATTCATAAATGTTTCTTCAAGCCGTGTCATAGATGTGTTGAGTCTATCGCTTACAGCTTTTGCATTTTTTACTCTAGATTTGGCATCATTCTCTTCTTTCTTTCTAAGAATTCTAGCAGCTAGACTAGCATCGGTAATATCCAAATGGCTTTTCATATATGCATCAACAGCAGCTTTGTTGGCAGTCAAGTATTCTTTATCTGATTCTTCGTCCTTTTGTCGTCTTTCTTCTATACTTGCTTGAGTTTTATCGAATTCGGTCTCAAATTCTCTAACTACATTTGCAGTATCTTTATATGAACTCACTTGACTACTTCCAAGCATATTCATCAATGCTCTACTATTATCTAATGATTTTCCAAATGCTGTAACGCTTTTAGTAACACCTACACCAGTTTTCATAGACTGGAATAACTGCATCATAGCTGAATTTATTTCAGGTGACATTGCAGCCATGTTCTTAAAGTTTTCATCTAATCCTGCAACTCCAAGATTTAAATATCCAGCAAAATTTTTAGCTATTCTAGTAGATAATTCAGGTCCAAACATTCCTGCTATTTGAGGTTGCACATTTTTAAAAATATCAGATAGCCCAAATTGCTTCATTGTTTGATTAATATCTGGCATTTGCATCACATCTTTAGTAGACTTAACTATCTCTTCTCTAGATCTACCAGTTAATTCTACAATAGAGTTGACATTTTTATAAAATTCAGTTGCTGATCTTGATACATCATTGGCGCTCATCCTTTGTAGGGCCCCTGATTGACGTTGAATATCAATATATTCCATTAATGCATCAGCTGCTTCAGCTTGTGTCATCATTAGATCTGCACCACTGCGTGTCATGTTATTGAAACTTTTTTGTACCTTAGCAAGACCTGTACTTCCAAAAGCTGCGAAACTCTGACTGTGCTTGTTCATAATTGCAGTGAAATCGTTGATGCTCAGCCCACTTTCGCCAACCATAGCATTCATTTGCTTGAGGCCGCCTGAATAAACAACACCACTCTTATAGCTTTCAATATAAGTGTCTGTGAGCGTCATAGCTTCTTTATAAAGACCACCAAATGCCCCAATAACTAATCCTATCTCAGGTAACAATGTAGTAAATGAAAGTTCTAAACCTTTAGTAGCATAATGAAATAGATTAACGCCGCTGACTATTCCTCCTATTATAGAATGAGGATCACCAGCAGAAAATGACGACCTCAAAGTAGAACCAAAAGAACCTACACCTTTTATTATATCTAAGCTATTCTTATTGAGGGTACCTAATAATTTACTTAGAAGAGCCCTAGTTTCACTATTTTCAGAACTTGTATCTGATACTACCGTTCGTATGCCATCATTAAGTTCTCTAAGTTCGTCCTGCGTTAATTTAGTTTCAGTAGCAATAGATTTTAATGCTATTGCGGATTTGGTAGCTTCGCTAGTTAATCTATTCAGGGTAACTTCTTGTGCCCACGTCTTAGACTGATCAAAATCTATCTTAGTTTCTGCCATCTATTTCCACCAATGCTTATCAAACCAGTAATTTTTGAGGTTAAATACATTTAGAACCGCAATCACTGTTCAGATTATTTATAGGAGCTATAAACATGAGTGATAATCCTCTCAAGAGGTACTTCAGACAGCCAAGTACGTATCTAAGGTTACCTACCTTAGGTCGTTGGTATAACAAAAATGATGTACAAACTAACGAAGAAGGTGAGTTACCTGTCTATGGGCTGAGTGCGATAGATGATATTATGCTTAATACTCCGGATGCTATGCTAAATGGTAAAGCATTAGAAAACGTTATTAAAAACTGTGTACCCGACGTAAAAGATGTTAAGAAACTGCTAACACCAGATATGGAAGCTATATTTGTTGGCATAAAGATGGGTACTACAGGTGGCAAGTTTGATATCGATCGCAAATGTCCTCATTGCGGCCATGAGAATACTTTTGAAATCATTTGTTCACACGTACTAGATACAATGTCATACGTTGAAGATTCGGATACTGTAGTGGCATTTGATGCAGATTTAGAAGTACATATAAAGCCATACAGTTTTGAAATGCGTCACATGTTTATTCAGCGTCAGTTTGAAGAAGAACGTGCATTAAAGCTTATAGATGAACAGAATAAGAATATGGACGAGTTAACCAAAGCTAAGATCATAGCTGAAAGCATAGAAAAGATGACTCGCATAACATTTGAGCTAGTCAGTCGAAGTATAGAAAATATTAGATTGATAAAACAAAACATAACTGTAACAGATCCCGCACAGTTAAATGAATGGTTAGTAAATATCACAAAGAATCAAGCAGACAAAGTAATAGAAGCTGTTAATAAGCTTAATGAAGTAGGAGTTAACAAGAAAACTCAAGCTGTCTGTCAAAAATGTGGTAAAGATTGGGAAGAAACTATGAGTTTTGATCCAATAAGTTTTTTCGGCAAACGTTGATGACCTTAGATCCTGTTTTGATACAAAATATGCTTGATGTGATGGATCGAAACAGGAAGATCATCAACGAGGACATAGCTACATTGGTATATTACATGAACGGTGGTCTCGATTATAATGATGCTTGGCTTCTAACTGTTGATCAACGCAAACAAATGGCTAACATCATAGAGAAACATTTTGAAAATATGAACGGTAGTAAGAATACTAGACTGATTTAATTTTTAGTCAGAACTATAAGATTTAAAAGTTTTTCAATATTTTTATTTTGATTTGTGTGATGAGTGCTTTTAGCACTCATCAGTTAATTGATTCATTTTCAACTCGTTATCACTCGTTTCAATTCATCAATTAACTTTTTTCTTACAACTTGTTTTATTGATTATTCTGAAAGATCTGCGGTCATACGACTCCCCTTGCGGGGAGTATGAACTAAAGATCATTCTGATGAGTCTTTGGGTCATGCCGCGACACCTCAGCATTTGCATGCAAGCTGGCGGAACGCCTATTTCCAGCTGATCAAGTGTTACACTCAGGGGATCTAACCCCTACGTTCGGTCACGGATTGATTACCGCACTGCACAATCGTCGCACGGCATTACACGGCAATTGTGTATTGTAGACGTCAAGAAATGACTATCTACAATCCTTTCTTCTGTTTTTCTGGACTAGGGCGGTACAGATTATTATCCCTAGCGTGAGTGTGATAACCTGTTCGTTATCCTTTCACGGGTAGTAACTTACTACCATATTTGAGCCAGTATGAAGTAGTCTTTGATTCTATAATAAAGGGGAAATTTAAAAGCCTCGTATGGTGCCTAATACTGTGTGTTTAGCCTAAGTGTATTATAGATCCCTCAAATTGAGAGATAACTGTTTATGATGTCTTCTAGTCTTTCACTGGGTTCGCTCAGCATGCGCAGGCTTACATCTTGCCATAGCTTCTGCCTCTGCTCATCAGTAATATTACTATATGTTTCTGAGACATAATTGTCAAATAATTCTCTCATACTTACGCAAGAACTTGCAGGAGTACCTATATGAAAATCAGGTATCTTCCTTGCTGCTTGAAAACTAGATCGACCTTTTGTTGCTGCCTTTGGCACACTTGGCTTAGCCTCTTGCGGGAAGAATTTCTTAACTTTTTGTTCCATGATGTTTGACTTCTCTCTGCGTTTACTATAAAATAATGATGTTGATGCTTTGAGCCGGCATTAACGTTGTAGCCTTGGACCGGAACTGCGCCTAACAGTTCCGGTTTTTTCTTATGCTGCACGTCGCTTGATTCTTTTAGTTGAAGTGTTTGTCATTTCAACTAGATCCAAAAGATAACGACCTGATCCTTCCTTTACAGTTACTAACCACGGTGTATTTTCGTCGGGTATCATACCTGGCTTCTGCCTAATAATGATATGATCGTGAGGTTGCTTGGTTAGATCGTGTCCTTCTACTGTTATGGATATAGAAGAATACGGTATCTTGATCACAGTAGACCTATTCTGTTGATCATATGATATATCCGTTAGATCCTTAGATAATTGCAAATGTCTCTTATGCAGATTATCAAACGGTTGTAACATCTGCAACGGAGATCTCATTTGTCCAGTAGAACTTTCGTCAGCATCTGCTATCTGTTTAGCTTGGGGCTGTACCCAACGCAAAACTTCAGCGGCTATTGATCTGCGAACAAGCAGATGCAAAATAGCTTTGGATGCAGCAATATCAATCAACATCATGGTTCTATCATTGATTAACAGCTTCTTACCGTCAGTAATCGTGTCTCTATACAGTCTCAATGGTTCTGGCCACTCAGATGCATCTTTTACAATTAATGTACGTAGATCGCAGCTAGTTTGTGCTACAGCTAGCCAAATTCTCTCCATCTGATCTTTGATTCCATCAATCTCCTTGCAGAGTACTCGAATCTTACTGTTGAATCCGGTTACCAAACTGTTATAATATTTCAATTCCTGCTGCATGTATCCATGTAGATACCTTTTGGTATTATTGTCTAGATTGATACGATATGAACGCTCCCAATTCTTATGAGAGTTTAAATGACCTTGATCATTTTTGAACATCTAGCTTAACTCCTATCGAACATAGTCTTATGTATAGCGCATTTATATAATATGTGTCAAGGTATCGATTTACCAAAGAAATGATCTTCCGGTAATCCTAACCAATCCTTTAGTTGATATATGTAATAATTTTTGTAACGAGCACAGTTAACACCGTCTATAGGTTCTGATAAGAACACTATCTCATCTACATTATTGTATTTCACTATCAACACCATCTTTTTCTTGCTGGAATCTGCATCCTGTGCAGCTTGTTTCAACCAACTGTCCCATTGCGCAACAGAATGCGTTATAACTGATTTAAAGCTTGGTGGTGCTTTATAATGTTTACACTCTACGCTATAGGTAAAATTTCGAGGACAAATTAGATCTCCAAATACAGCATAATCCATGCTATATGATTCTGTTCGAATTTGGTTGGTTCCGCCAAAGAAGGAACCACTATCTGGGTTCCTTCTAAATGAATTCTTGATACCTAATTTGTCTTGGAATCTATCACTCAATAGATTGGCTATCTTTCTTTCAAAAGTAGAACCTTTGTTTTTTCCATTCACACCCATGATAGTAGTTATCACTATAATGATTCATATGAATCACTAAACGTAGTGAATCCACTTTCTTTTATAACCATAAGTACGTTGGAAACTCTATTCACTAGCTCCTCTCGATGTGATATCACAAACACGTTCTTGTTGCGTTCTCGTTCCATCTTCTTGAGCAACCCTATAGCTCCTTCTAACCCTGCTGGATCCATACCATTATCCAATAGCTCGTCTACAAATATTAGATCTATAGCAGTGTTGGTAGTTTCAAATATATCTCTGAAACTGAGACTCAATCCAAGTATCAATCTAGTACGCTCGCCTCTTGACAAGTTGTTGAAATCTAGATCTTGTCCCATAAAGGTAATTTCTGTAGTTAAATCATTTAGGAATTTGACTACGTGAGGCAGTCCAAGTTTGTCTAGATATTCTGCCAATCTCTTGTTGAGATAAGCTAGATTTTGATCAACAATGCGTTTGCGGATGAAACTATCTTTGCTGGTCAACAACTTCAACAAGAATTCCTGATTTTCACGATCCTTAACCAATTGGTTTAGAACATCATAACTGACTTCCTGTAAAGTATCAGATAGTGTGTTAGCTTGCTCAACATATGGATTTGTAGATGATAATTCTTTATCAAGATCCTTGCGCAGTTGATCCAAAGTGTTTTTATGCTCTAGTGCTTCTTTGAGAGTTGGATAAAACACATTTGGTTTGCTCATGCTGTTGAATACAGGAAGCATATCATTAAGTTGTGCAGTTAGCTCTTCAAGTTCTGCCTTTTCAGCATTTACTTGAGAATCTAAATTGGCTATACGACTTTCTAAATCCTGCATGATATTCACATGCTTGTGATCTTTGATGCCTTGCCCACACATTGGACACGACTTGTCGCCTGCAGTCTTGTACTGCTTTAATAGGCTATCTAGTTGTGTATCTAACTGAGATACATGTCTAGTTTTGGTCTGTATTTCTCTATTGAACTGTGCGATGCCTGTGCTGAGTTCCTTGTATGTTTCAGCATTGCTGTGCGCAGCTAACTCTGTATCAATGTCAAGCTTTTCTAACTGCTCAATTGCAGCTTCAATTGTAGCTATCTCTCGTACTCGATTATTATCCCAGTTCTCAACCTTGCGTTGAAACTCTTGTATAGTGTTTTGTATCTTCTCGTTAGAAGTCTTAACAGTTCGTATGCGGAATTCTTCACGCTCAATTTCAATTTTAGTAGTTTTGATCAATTCTTTTAGATTGTCAGCTTTCTTACTGAGATGAGTGATACCCAGCAACTCTTCTATGAGTTCTCGTTGTTTAGAAGCGCCTAGATCTAAAAATGGTTCTGTATAGGTATTCAGTGCTACTATATGTTTGAACAGGCTGTGGCTGAGACCAAATAGTCTTTCAATCTCAGCTTGTGTGTCTTTGTTTTCGCCTTGGGCTTCGTCAGTGTCTTGGCTTTTGACATGTTCGTCGTCTACTATATAACGAAAGAAGTTAGGCTTGCGACCACGTTCAATTCGATAGTTATGTCCGTTAACTTCAAACTCAATACTCACACTCATATTCTTCTGGTTTATCTTGTTAACTAGATTGTCCTTCTTGATGTTGGTAAGAGGGACACCATATAGTCCATAGCTTATGGCATTCAATATGGTTGACTTACCGACGCCATTGCGAGATCCATTTCCTCCCATATCTAGGTTATCGCCTAGTACTAGAGTCAATCCAGTTTTTTCTAAGTTGATGCTTTGTGTTACTGCACCAACACTCATAAAGTTCTTACAGGTTAAAGTTTTGATTTTTAACATTATTACACGCTCTGATAAATTTTGATCAACTGCTGACGATCTATAGTATTTGATTCAATACTTTTTAAGTGACTGATCACAATAGTATCGATACTTTCAAAATTTATATCTGCTGTTTCATCAACATCTAGATCGTTCAAATTTTTAGTGATCAGATGCACATCCTTACCTTTAAGCTCAGTCTCGAACATCTCCTTCATGAAGTTTGCTTCTTCATAATTGATGTCAACGTCTATTGTTATGCGTGCATATGTATGCTCATCAATATACTTGCTTGGATCTGTTAGAACTTGACTCAATGTTAGTGTGCGGTATTTGGGTGCACCTGGATACGATTTAAAAGTTGGATCTATCCCAGGCTCCCACATCATAATGCCGCGATCGTCATCCCAAGCGTCTGAATAATCGTGTGGGAAACAATTACCTATGTACCATATAGTACCTTTGTTCTGCCGCTTGTGGAAATGCCCGCTGAACACTTGCTTTTGATTGGCAAAATGATCCTTGTTTAGCATACCATGATCTGGCATCTCTACCATAGCATTCATCTTGAAGCTTGGTAGTTCAAAATGCCCAAACATATATGGAGCTTTGATCTTCTGGATCTTCTTCCAATCATCTCCTACTAACCATGGAACAAATGCAACATCTCCTACTTCAGTTATTGAGTCTATTAGATGTATGTTTGAGAATTGATCAATGTAAGGGATACTGTGAATTTCGTACTTGTCTCGATAGAATAAATCGTGGTTACCCAACAAGAATACTACATTGTCAAAATAGTCGTTGAGCAGTTTTAAACCGCTGACTGAATAATTGAGAGTAGAAATGTTGATAGCGCTGCGAACATGATGCCAATCGCCACCAAATATACAGGTTTTGGTCCCCCAATCTTCTGCCTGCTCTATCATCCATTTGACAAAACCTTCGCAGGCAGAATTGTGATCTCGGCTGTTATTACACAGACCATAGTGAATGTCGGTAAACACCATAGTCTTTGAAAAATCTATATTTTTGAGCCCCATGATATATCCTAATTGCTTGATTTATATTATGCCTTTTTATGGAGGTACAAGTCAATGAATCGTTAATTACAGATTTTTTACCCATACAGCGTTTCCTGCATCATAAAATCTGTTGTAACCCATGTTTGTTGCAATTTCTATTTCTGTAGAACCAGGTGCTTTACCAATAATTTTGTGTTTCTGAAAAGACATTCTGCTTTTTATATCGTCTATATTTTTAAAATACCAATAGTTTGGTTTACTGAATCCTTTAAATTCAAATCCAGCTTGCTTGTATACATTACCCTGCCCCCAGCAGAGATCAGCGTATGTTATTAAGGTTGTTGGACCCAAAATCAATTTTGCTGCATTGAGTAATTTAGACAAGTTACCTGCTATAGAAATGTCAGATTTATTAGCAAATCTTGTTAATTCGTATTCTGCTTTTTTACTGAAGCGATTTTTAGATATGGATATAACAGATACAAGGTCGTTGTTATAGAAAGCACCCCAGTGGTATTTAGACCTATGATAACCCTGTAAGTGGTATCGATTAAGAAAAGCTTTGGCTATTTCTGAGTCTATGACTTTTATATCACATTCTCTAGCACCAATTCTATTTTTAATTAAACCAAATGCATTTGTTAACCTATTTAAAATTATATTATGTTTATTGTTAAGATCGTGTTCCCATACTTGTATTAAGTTTAACCCTGCATCTTTAGCCATTTTGAATTTTTTAAAATGATAACTTCTATCATTTAAAATTTTTTCAGAATGCCACCATATACCATTAAATTCTATAGCAATATGTTTAGAAGGTATTACAAAATCTAATTCAAATGGTTTAATAGTTTGGCGATCATTTTGAATAAACGGTATTTTGTGCTCTTCTAACCATTGCCTTATGATTCTCTCACCTGACGATTCTGACAATGGCGAACAATTAGGACATCTCACTCCGTCGTTGCGCAACTTTTGATTGAATTTTAGTTTACAAATATTACATTCCCACGGCCATTCTGTATCACTATCATTCTCTATATAATCAGTTAATGTGAATAAATTTGTTGCAGTTGATCTAGCTGCGATAACAGCATCAAATTGCCTAATTCTAGTATTGATTCTAGCTTGTATTACATTTTCTTTTATATGCATGCTATTTTCAACACCATAACGAGATAACATAGTTTCCTTCATTTTGGTTTGTATAACATCGCTCTGTGCAGGATGTTCTACTCCAAATTTTTTAAGATTGGTTTGTTTAACACTATTTTTAAACTCTTTTGTTTTGCTGTAATGTTCTTCTCCAAATTTTTCTATGGATGTTTGTTTAATTTTTTTTGCAAAATCAGTTGATTTACTATAATAATCAACTCCATATTTTTGTATATTGGTAGCTTTTATTTTGTCTTGACTATATAGAGCGGTGCATTTTCTGCTACAAAATTGTCTATATTCATTTTTATCTGGATGCCAAGAAAGAGTTTTACCACATTTGCATAGAGGTATAGGTAAATTATTGATTGCGTGCCATAATATTTGTCTGCAATTACTTATACCTAGAGACGATTTGATTTCAAGATAAACATCTTTGAAATCACTTTTCAATAAGTGATCAAATTTTAACTTTTTCCTTGCTAACAATTGCTCAGATTCAAATATTAATAAATTCATGGTATAATATCCTTTTGCATATTATACCTTATGAATTAATTCGTAGTCAACTAGACTATGTTAATCTGTCTTTTTTTGTGCAACTGATTCTGCTGCTAGTTTTTTTGATGCGATTTCGTTTTCTGATTGTCTTGTGTAGCTTGGAGTAGCACCGTGCATTGTTAATAAGTCGTCTCTAATATTTTGGTTCTTTTTTTCTATGTTGAGAACGCGGGTGAAGCTATTGGTCAATGCTGCGGTATAATAGGCGAATGGGTTCGGTGTTTCTGACCTGCTTTCATCAAACTGTAAACCAATTTGACTTAATTGTAATAATGCTTGACTCTTCATTTCATCCAGATAGGTATTACCGGTTATGTATGCCTTGCCGTTACGACGTGCTACAAAACATCCGTATTCTGTTTCTGGGCACCAAACCATACCGTTATAATACGTTGTTGGTTCGTTTGGATGATACTCTTTGCCCCGACCCGAACCGAGACCTCGACCTGTCCTGCCGTTGCGCTTACCACCGTGGAAATCGATACACTCCGCTCGTGTAGTGTTGCCTCGAGATGAAAACAAATTCATTTGATAAAAGTTTGAAGTCTTGCCATATGACGGATGATCTTCAATAAGATAATAATTGGTCTTAATACCTGCTAATGTACACAAAGCCTGTAGGATATCTATACCGTCTTTGTTTTTTTGTACGTATCTTCTATGTCCATTTGTACGCCATCCGTCGACGTCTATCATAGTGTTAATCAATAGTTCGCGTTGTATATTAGTCAATGACAAAATAAAGTCCATGCTGAGATTTTTGTTTGGTAATAGACTTGCTATTTTTCTTGAATCTTCTCTTGATATAGCAAATGTGATGTTCTTTTTTCCTGGAGGTGATTCGCTGAATTTATATCCTAGTTTGATTAAACAATTTCTTATACGATCAGCTTTTGGACCAACGTTTTGATAGATAGTAATACGTTTAATCCCCTTTTCGTTAGATTCATAGCATCCTTCTGTTACTATCCAACCGGCTAGCTCTACAAAACTATCCTCATATATACCGCAGCCATCTTCAACTGCGCTGCCCATAAGTATTACTTTGTCTGATTCTATAAGATGTTCGGCCTTAATTAATCCTCTTTCGGTTACAAGCTTGTGATTGGGTGTTATAAGTGCATCCATGCCTCTTACTGTCAATCGATGCATTAATCCGTCATAATGACCCCTGTATATGCTCTTGATGCGGCTCCATACCAAAGATCCGTTTGAGTATGATAGGATAGTGTCATCCTCACTGATGTCATTTATTCCCAACCATCCTCTCTTAGTTAGTGCTTGAGTATCTGTATCGATGCAGTAACCCCTCCAGTTACCTCTATGACTGTATCTCTCTACTAGTTTCATAAACATCATAGCCAATCTATTAGTCATCTTGCCATGAGAGGTATTGAACTGCCCGTTTTCTAATCCTCCTTGCCAATGACTTTTACCTACGCATCTAAACTCTCCCTCAACTATTATGAAGTGTTGGAACGGGGGAAAGTTGCATCTCATGTGTCGATTAGCTTCAGTTTTGGCTTTGCCTACCTTCTCTTCGTTTATGGGTATATGGTCAAAAGTCATAAGTCTTATAACTATACTTTCTTGTGGTACATCGTCTAAGCTAACGTTTATGATTGGATTTTTAATACCCTTTGCAACCATTTCTTTCTTACGTTTTAGAGTTTCTTGAGTTACTTTACGCTTTCTTGCTTCATCTATAGATGCCTGCGTAACTTTGTCTAAATCATTAACTATGATGTCGTAGTTGCTGTAAACAGGATCAATGAACTCGCAGTAACTTTTTTTGCTGGTGTGTATTTCTTCTAATAAATCTTTATTTGTTAGGTACTTTATCTTTGTTGGGGAGCTGTTTTTCATCATATTCCTTTTAACAAATTGATCTAAATCATTATAATTTATAAGATGTTACCTAAGTAGTCAATTTATCATTATATATATGGTTTATAGAGACCATAAATACTGTTGTTATTAACTTAGGTGTATATTTATGGCTGATCCCGGCACTTCTACATTCATAAGCAACGATTCAGATGCTAGCTCTCGTCGAGTTAGATTGCGGCCAAAGCCTGCTGCAGTAGGCACTATATATGGAAGTGGTTTGATAAATCCGTTGCGAAACACAAACGGTATGGTATGGATGTACCAACCAACTATAACTTACCAACAGGGAACTACCTATACTAACATAGATTTAGTACATGCTAACACAGAACTATATGCATATACAAGGACCAATGCTCTTAAACTAACTGTAGATGGTAAGTTTTCTGTTCAAAACCAAACTGAAGGTGTTTATGCGTTAGCCTGCATACATTTCTTGAGAACAGTAACCAAAATGTGGTTTGGTCAAAATGATCCAAATGCTGGCACACCACCGCCTGTATTATTGTTTGATGCATATGGTGATTATATGTTTAATCAACTTCCAGTTATTGTAAATGACTTTACAATTGGATTACCAGACGATGTTGATTATGTTCCAATTAGCCAGTCTTATATTTCTACACAGATGCCGTCAACAACAAGCGGTGGGTATAATGGAATACCAGCTACAACAATTTCGTCGGGTACTTCAGCACAATCTATACCTACTACTGCTAACACCAGCGCATTACAATCTGGTTCTAATCTTTCAGGAAATTATGTTTGGTTACCGGCCGTGTTTAACATAACCGTGAGCATGACAGTGCAACAAACACCTGCTAATTTACGTACAGTCTTTAATTTAGATTCATTTAGATCAGGACAGCTTATGCAACAAGGTGGATGGATATGACAACAGTTGCATATCCATCTACTAGTATATATTCTAGTACCCCTCAGGTATTTGATTATGTATCATATTTAGATTTTTGGAACGGTGTTACTATTACCCCAACTGGATCTGATACTCTTATAAGTTTAGATCAAAAATACAATTATAGACCTGATTTGTTGAGTTACGATCAATACGGTACTCCGCAGCTCTGGTGGGTTTTCATGTTGCGCAACCCAGATATAATAAAAGATCCTGTTTGGGACTTTGTAACAGGCATAAACATATATGTTCCAGTTAAAAATGTTCTCACAGGATATATCTAATGCCAGCAGCACAAAATCCAGATTCTCCAAATGCAATACCGGCTACGCCCGCCCAATTAGATCAAAATACAACTGCATCTGCTACTACACAGACTACCAATCAGTCAAATTCTCCGGGACAAAATGCAGTAGCAGCCGCAACAACAACAGCTACTACTACACAGCAGAATCAACAAACCATTGCTAACCAATTGAGTTCAGTTGGAATTAATTTTAACCCTGTACAAAACCCTCTTAATGTATATGCAAATTACACTTATCATATTAGGTGGTTTCAAACTAATGAACTTGTAGCATATTCAGTTGGAATAACCTCAGCTGGTAGTAATGTACCAAACTCAACTATAGGTCTACCTACCCCAAGCCTATATCCAACTAAGGCTGTAGCAGACGGTTTTCCTAAGATGGTTATAGCTGAAAGTGGTGTAACGGCCGGTTTTAACATAAAAAGTTTTGAATTTGTAAATTTATGCAGTCCGGGCCCAAAAAATCTTAACAGTCATATGATGAATTGGACTATGGTTGTAACTGAACCGTTTGGATTTAGTTTGATCGACAAGATACGTTCTGGTTCATTAGCTATGAATTATCTTAGATGTCCTTATTTTGTAGATATTTGGTTTGACGGATACGATGATAATGGTAATGTACAGACTAATCTTTTTTATAAATTATACAGGATAACAATAGCTGACGTTGATATAAAATATACAGAAGCAGGTGCTATGTATACATTAACCGGTTTTTGTGATGGGGATATAGGAATGAGCAATGAAATTGCTATACCCCCTGGACAATTAAGCATACAAGCAAAAACCGTTGGTGATTTTTTCAGTCAGCTTCAAACAAAATTAAATGTTCAGACTAAAGCTGTAAATGAACAACCCACTGTTAATCCAAACATAACTTATTCGTTTGTAATCCCTTCTGACATCAAAAGTTGGCAATTGAAGCAAGGGGATCCTCAATCCCAACCTCAGCAAAACTCTGATATGACTGTACCATATGATGGTATTACTATGAATATCAAAACTGGTCACGGTACTAGTATGGAAGCTATCATCAACCAAGTTATGAGCTTGTCACCGGAAGCATTACAATGGGTGAAAGCTACAGGATTTGGATCTAAATCTGGGTCTGATTATAACACAACTGGAAATATGACATGGCCAATGTTACATCCTGTAGTTACTATTACAGGATTTGATTTATTAACTCAAGATTATGTTAGAAACGTACAATACAACCTAGTCCCATTCTTGTCGCCAAATATAGCAGGTGATCTCGATTCGGTTAATAATCAAACACAACAATCTGTGCAACAGGCTGGATTTGCATTTTTAGCCGGTAACAATTCATTAGTGAAAGAATATGATTATTACTACACAGGATTGAACACAGAGATAATTAAATGGGACATAGCGTTTAAGTGGACTTGGAGCACTGACTTGGCTCAATTCCAGGCTAATAATAACTATGGCGATTTTGCATCAAAACCTAAATATGATCCTAATCAAGTAGGCAATGAACGCAACGAGGGTAGATACAATCCTACACCTAAAGGTCAACAAGGTATACAAGCAAATACACCTACTGCAACCGCGCAGAATGATATTAACACTGCTATACAAAATTTAGGTGCAGCAGAACGTATAGTACAATTAAAATCAAACGGGCAATTATCAGTAAGCGAAGCTCTTGGAAAAATTAATCCAGCGCTAGCGCAACAACTACCAAATATCAATGCACAGCTAGCTAAAGCTGCAAACGGTGCAATATATGCTGAAGATGTACAAAATAGTCCAGCGCAACAAGAGTTGATACCCATAGTTATAAGACAATCAAACGATCCTAGTGCACCTAATACCAACCAAGGTAGTGATACTAATGCACCTCAGGCTGAGTCAAGTGTAACTACGATGCCCGGAAGTAGAAGTTTTATAGGTTCAGTTTTAGGGAATCTATTTTCTGATTATCCTTCTGCTCTTGATATAGAGATAGAAATAAGAGGCGACCCATACTGGATGGGTCAAGGTAATATAGCAGATGATATAATAACTACTAACTGGGCTAAAATAGCATCAACAAATATAGCAACTCCCAATGCTAGACCTACTGCAGACAATACTTGTGCCGATTTTAACGGATGCAGTCCCGCATTTATACTGACATTTAGAACTGGAGAAACTTATAATGTTGATACTGGTTTGATGCAATTTGATACCAACAGTTCTTTCTGGAACGGTGCATATCAAGTTATTGAAGTGCATAATCATTTTGTTGATGGCAAGTTTACTCAAACATTGAAAGCGCGCAGATATGTTTTTCAGAAATTGTTGTCGAATGCACTAGCTAACACACAAGCACAGGCACGAACATCAAACGGTACTGCAATAGGATCAAATGGACGTATAACAGGTTCTGTTTAAATTAGATGAGGTAAAATATGGCAAGAGGATTTCATAGATCAACCTCTACTCCTAGAAGTTTTGAACAGATAGGTATGGGTAGAACAAGTCCTATACATGGTATATTTGTTGGATTTGTTAAAGATACTGATGACAAAGCTAGAATGGGAAGAATTAGAGTATGGATACCTGAATTAGGCGGAGAACCTACTGATCAAGATTCGTGGTATCAATGCAATTATGCTAGTCCGTTTGCAGGAGCTAGTAGCTTAAAGAACAGTACACCAGGTGGTGATTGGACACAATCGCAGACTAGTTATGGATTTTGGTTCGTACCGCCAGACATAGATAATGAAGTTTTAGTTTGTTTTGCAAATGGCGATCCTGGTAGAGGCTACTGGTTTGCTTGCTTATATCAGTGGGGTATGAATCACATGGTGCCTGGTATACCAGGTAACAATACTACAGCAGCTACTCCGCCTGTTGTAGAATACAACAAGAAAAACAGTAATATAAATGTACAGAGTCCGGATAGACCTATATTCACTCCTTTATATCAAGGATTGCAGAATCACGGAGTTGATAAAGACCCAATTAGGGGAACGTCTGATTCTGGAGCACGCCGAGATAATCCTATTAACATGGTATATGGTATATTAACTCCCGGTCAAAATCAATTTGTAATGGAAGATAACCCTGCTAATCCATTTATAAGATTGAGAACTCGTACAGGTGCTCAGATATTGATCAATGACGGCGATGGCAGCGTATACATGAACGGCGGCGGAGGTAAGAACTGGGTCAATATGAACAGTGGCGGTACAATGGAAATATTTGGTTATCAAAATCTAAACATTAGAAGTGCTGGTACTATTAACATGCGAGCAGATTCTGATCTAAATCTTGAAGCAGGTAGGAATATCAACATGAAAGCTAGGAATGATTCTAATACGATCATTCCTACAGGTAACAGTGTAAGCATGGGTAACGGAATACCTGTTACTGGATCAACTACCGGCGGCCTCATATTGATGTACGGACAAGGCGACGTTAATATTTCTAGCGGCGCTGATATGTTTGTTAGAGCTGATAGAGATTTCCATAGGACTGCAAAGAGAGATTTATATGATCTATCTTATGGAAATGTTAATACTATCGGGCACGTTAATGTGTTTACTACATCTGGCGGTAACATATATGTTACGGCACCAAATAATGTATTGATAGCTGGCAGTGTAATACATCTTAACGGCCCACCGGTGCCTCCCGCAATACCAGCCGGTGATGCTACTGCTCCAACTGATAATATCATGAGAGATAATAATGTTGTTGCCGATGCCAATTTTAAATTTATAAACAGAAATACTATATTAAGTGTAATGCCATTCCATGAACCTTATGAATATCATTCATCGGCGCTTTTAGGGTTAACAGGACACGTTACTAGTAATTCTGACCCGGGTACAAATCCTTCGGCAGTAGATCCTAGTACAGGATTACCTCTACCTCTTGGCGCGTCAGCACCTAATCAAACATCGCCAACTAATTTAGTAGGAACCCCGTCTGCAGGAATGCAACCCGGAAATTATACAGGTCAAGGATATTCTGCAAATGGTACACCTCAATATCAATTTACAGGATCTAACAGCAGCCTAGCATCGGCATCGTCGTTTACTATTAGTGGTAGTGCAATACAATGGTTGAAAAATTTTAGTGAAGGATTTGAAACTACACCGTATCCTGATGCAATTGAATTAAAGACTATAGGTGTTGGTCACCAGTTAAATAAAAATGAGTTGGCAGCAAATGCAGTTTTTATTGGAGGACAAAGCATACCATTGCCTGGCCCATTAACAAATGCACAAGTTGATCAGTTATTGCGTCAAGATTTAACTGTATTTGAAAAAACAGTGCAGCAAGCGGTTAAAGTACAAATAACTCAATCACAATATGATGCATTGGTTACTTTTGCATTTAGTTTAGGCCCGGCTGGATTTAGAAAAAGTTCGGTTTTAACAAATCTAAACGCCGGTAATTTTGATGCGGCTGCTAATAGCCTTTTGCTGTATGTATATGCAGGTAATAAAAAACTTGACCACTTGGTTCACATACGCCATTCTCAATATAATGCGTTTAGAGGAACTACTTCTGGCTTGCAACCAGCGTAATTTATATTATCTATGATAATATGCTGTGTTTATTAAACCATAAATAACACACGCATATTATCATAGAGCATATAACATGGCATTTTTAAAGCAGAGTCGTTTATTTGTTGGGTACAGTACACTTGATACAACCAGTAAGAAACAGCAATTTGCTGATATTGCATTAATACAAAGAGATCTCATCAACAATTTTTATACTCGACCGGGCGAGAGGCTTATGATGCCTACTTATGGGTGTGGCATTTGGAATCTGTTGTTTGAACCATTTGATCCTGTTACTATTGATGCAATAGTGTATCAGGCACAACAAGTAATAAACAATGATAGCAGAGTACAGATGCAAAATATCAATGTACAACAGTTTGAGCAAGGACTTTTGATACAGATGGAACTATTATATATACCATATAACGTGATAGATACTTTCTCATTGTCATTTGACAACAGATCTGCGCAGATGGTTTGAAGGATTAAAAATGGCTATTACACAACAACAGAGACAGAAACAAATCTTCGCAGCAGAAGATTGGCAGGTATTATATACTGCCTTCACTCAAGTGAACTTCAATGCGTATGACTTTAACAGTATACGACAAGCAATGGTCACTTATATCAGGTTAAATTATCCAGAAGACTTTAATGATTGGATAGAAAGCAGTGAATTTGTAGCTATTATAGATTTAATTAGCTATCTTGGTACTAGCATAGCATTTAGAATGGATCTCAATACTCGTGAGAATTTTCTAGATACAGCTCAGCGCAGAGAAAGCATCTTTAGATTAGCACAGATGTTAAACTATCAACCTCAACGATGCTTAACATCTTTGGGATTACTCAAGATAACTCAGATAGTAACTACTCAATCTGTATACGACAGTAGCGGCAATAACCTAGCAAATGTGCCAATCAACTGGTATGATCAAAACAATCCAGACTGGTATGAACAATTCATAGTAGTTTTGAACGCTACTCTTTATGGCGGCAGTCAGTTTGGCAATCCAAGCGAAAGCGGAACAGTTGGAGGTATACAAACAGATTTGTATGCTATGAACAATACTGTAATACCTACTAGTGTGATACCATTTGGCGCTTCGGTTGGCGGTAATAGCATGCGATTTGAATTAATAAATCCAGATTTAATACCAGATGGAACAGTTGCATCTCAATTGGGACAGACTGGCTACTTTATCGAAAGGCCGCCAAATCCTTTAAATAATTGGTATATCATATATAAGTCAGACGGCAATGGATATAGAAGTGCTAATACAGGATTCTTTTTGACCTTTAAAGAAGGTAATATGAACAAAAGTGACTTCCAGCTTGATCTACCAATAGCAAACAGGGTAATTGATATAAATGCTAACAGCATAAATCAAACTGACGTTTGGGTAGAATCTATAGATTCTACTGGGGCTGTACAAAACGTATGGACACAGGTTCCTAGTGTAAACGGATTTAATGTCATCTATAACAGTGTAGATAACAACGTAAGAAATATTTTCAGCGTCATAACTAGAGATAATAATGGCCAAGACGCTGTATCTATTCGATTTGCTGACGGAAATTTTGGTAACGTACCAGTTGGTTTGTTAAGAGTTTGGTATAGGACAAGCAACGGTTTACAGTATCAAATAAGACCTACTGACATAACAAATCGGTCGTTTACATTTTCTTATAATGATAGTCTTAATAATACCTATTCTGTAGCATTCAATACCTCACTACAATATACAGTAGCTAATAGTCAGGGACCTGAGACTAATGCACAAATAGCATTGAATGCTCCTGCTGTTTACTATACTCAAGATCGTATGGTAAATGGTGAAGACTATAATCTGTATCCATTACAAAGTAGTCAAGCTCTAAAAGTAAAGGCAGTTAACAGGACATATAGCGGACAAAGTAGATATTTAGATATCAACGACCCAACTGGAGCTTATCAAAATACAAATATTTTAGCAGATGATGGAATGATCTATTCAGAACAGTTGCAGAATAGGCAAGTAGTTACGATAACAAATAGTCTTACATCTAACATGCTGGTTGCTAATTACATACAGCCAATGGTTAATGGCACCGGCGGATTAACTAACACTGCAACAGAACTGAGAGATTTCTTTTATGCGTCTTATCCAAGACAAGCCTCTAACAACATTACATGGAATGCATATGGGTCTTCTGTTGCTAGTGCTACTGGTACTTTATATAGAGAGATTAATCCTGTTAGTTTGGGATCTTATGCACCATATGGGGATCCGTCTGCTTACATTACATCTGGTGCATTACTAAATTTTGCTAGTTCTGGATGGGTATCTGTTTCAAGTATAATTGGCGAAGGAGATAACCTTAGTGTATCTGGGTTGACATCTTTAGGTGCACCTTTAGTTTCCTTATCTGGTCCTGTGACTAATAATGATGTAATAATATCGATATTTCCAGCATTTAGAACTACTTTTACTACTTCTGAATTAGCTCTTATCGCTGGTGCAGCTAGTACAAACCAAACTTTTGGTATTAGGTACGATCCTTTAGCACAAGCTTGGTACATTATTACCAATGATAATCTTGATAGATCAGGTGCGTTTAGTTTAAATTTTGCTGGAAATACTAGCAGCACTGGAATAGATGCAAGTTGGTTAGTTCAATGCATATATAATGGATCTAACTGGTTGATATTAACTAGAGCTCAAAGGTATGTAGTTGAAAGCATACAAGAAGCTAGGTTCTTTTTTGCTAACACAACTAAGATAATCGACCCTACTACAAACAATGCTGTTTATGACAGCATAAACATATTGGGAATTAATTCTGTTCCTGGGGGTGCATCTGCTTTAGGTAAAAATTATCTATGGAAGATAAAGAATCAATACATCTATCCAGACGGATATGCTGAACCAAACAGTGTGCAAGTAACGTTTTGGGATTCTATGCAACCAGGATTGCCAGACAATCCTGACCAATTTACAACTATAGTGAATCCACCCGGTACATCTGGTAGAATGATTTTTTGGCAAGTTGGATTAACAACAGATGGTTATAATTATTACTATCCTATAAATTTAGCATCGGCACAGATATTTGTTAATACCAGTAATTTGCCTGCCGCAAGTTCTAGCTTCTGGCAGTCATATGGATTAGCATTTGTTCAAAGCAATAATAAATTTTACCAGTTAAGTGGTACTACTATTACAGATGTATCCTCTAATTACAAAGCTAGAATAGGCAGAAACAATTTAACATTTATGTGGAAACATTATGCACCATATGATCAAAGGATAGATCCTTCTATTACTAATATAATAGACATGTATATATTAACTTCAAATTATGATACAGCATTAAGAAATTGGATAATGATTGGCGGCAATTCAAGTACTGAACCAACTCCGCCTAATACAAATGAACTGAGCGCAACATTTAGTTATTTTGAACAGTTTAAAATGATGACTGATCAAATCATATGGCATCCAGTTAGTTATAAATTGCTTTTTGGTTCACAAGCAGATCCAAGTCTACAAGTAGTCTTTAAGGTAGTCAAAACCTACGGTAGCACTTATAGTGATAACGAAGTTAAAAGTTTGGTTAAGTCTCAGATAGATGCATATTTTGCATTATCTAATTGGGATTTTGGTCAAAGCTTTTACTTTACTGAATTAGCAACTTATATACATCTTAACCTAGCAACTATAGTAGCTAGCGTAGTAATAGTACCAAAAAATGCTCAAGCGGTTTTTGGAGATTTATTTGAAATAGATTGCGATCCTGATGAGATATTCATTAGTTGCGCAACTGTATCTGATATACAACTGGTTACTAGCTTGTCTGAAACACAATTGGGAATATCTTCAAATGGCTGATACAAAAAGACGCGTCATAGACCTATTACCGGTCGTTAACCAAACTGAAACTCTAACCAAATTCTTTGCTGCTACTTTAGATAATTTAATGCAGCCAGAAAGTGTTGAGTTTATTACAGCATATATCGGTAATAAACCAAGTTGGTATAATCCTTCTACTGATTTTTATGTTAACGAGCCTACAACAGATCGAGCAACATATCAATTGCCAGTCTCAGCAGTTAGCGTTAATACCTTAAGTGGTATGGTCAATAACATAATGTTCTATGACGACATATTGAACCAATTGTCATTCCAAGGAGCAAATACAAACAACCATAGCAGGTTATTTGACCAAGAATACTACAGTTGGGCTCCCCCAATAGATATAGACAAATTAATAAACTATACCAAATATATCTGGTTGCCTGATGGACCAGATACAATAACCTTGTTGAATCCAACTGATTATTCCAATGAAATATATAACAACACTCAATATACATATACAGGTGCATTTAGATATGATAGTACTGGATTAATAGTTAATGGAAGTTTGACATTTACAAACGGTTTAGCAATTATATTATCTGATGATGCAATCTCTTCAAACAATAATACTAAATGGTACATAGAAGGGGTAGGAACAGGTATATCATTTGTTTTAGATAGAACACTATCTAATCCGGGTTGGGATGTATATACATGGAATACTGCCAATTGGGACGGCGACGACACTGCAAATGATAAGATTTATTGTACAATAGCTAGGAATTCTATTGACAAGAATCAATGGAGTTTAGCTAATAGATGGTTTCATCAAGATATACTTTCTATATCAAATACAGTCATAACTGATCAAAGCACATTAAGGGCAAATAGGCCAATAATAGAGTTTTCTAAAGATATCATGCTTTATGACTACGGGTGGTATGGCCGTTCATCAGTTTATATGGTAATTGATAATATTTCTGATGTATTTGGCACTATAGTTGGTCAATCTAGTTTCACTTATGATGGTATCAAATTAGTTGATGGTATGAGGATATTGGTCCTCAATGATACTACCAACACTCCTGTTAACAACAGAGTTTATACAGTTGATGGTTTAACACAATATGGTAGTATACAACTTGTATTAGCCAAAGACGGTCAAAATGCAGACGGAAGTCCTGCAGTTGGCGATAGGTTAACTGTACAATATGGAAAATATGAAGGTAAAAACCTGTGGTTTAATAATTTGAAAGTATGGAGATCTACTGGCCAACAATATCAATCACCTTTCGTACCTTTATTTGATGCATATGATGTTAACGGAAATAGTTTTAGCAATCCTGTTGTTTACCCAAATAGTAATTTTTCAGGTAATGCTGTATTTGGATATACAAACGATGTTAATAATAGTCCATATGATTCTGTATTGGATCTAAACCCTCAAAGAGATTCGTTTGGTTCTTTTGTTTTTACTAACTATCTTGCTACGGCTTCTATAACCTATATAGTCAATAACAAAACTATTGATTATAATGGTTATGTATTTTACAACATAAAAAATAGTTTTGATAGCAGTAATTGGATATATGGTAATTCGTGGCACAAAGCTAAAGCTCCTAGTAGACAATATATAATTAATGATTTTCTAAATATTGTTGTACCTAGCTCTACTACACCAATGGTTTTTAATATCGACCAATTGCCTGCAGAGTATGAAACAGGAACCCTACCTACAATACATGTATACCTAACACGGAATCAAACTGAGTCAGAGTTAATTAATAGTGTTGACTATTTTACAAGTGTAAACCAACTTACAGGACAGCCACAGGTTACAATAGCTGCGGGAACCTTAATTACAGGAGACAGAATAACCATAAGAACTTGGAATTCTACAACCCCATCTAATATTACAGGTTATTACGAACTACCTTTAAATTTAACAGCAAATCCAAATAACAAAGAGATTGAAACTATTAGCCAGAGCCAACTGTTGCCTCATTTTCTTCAACTAATGAGCAACCAATACGGGTTCGCTGGTAATACTATAAGCACAAACAATTATAGAGATACTGCTCAAGATTTAAGTCTAGGTGAGACTATATTGCAACATAGAGCTCCCTTGTTAAAGACTATGCTATTAAACAGCGGTAATGTTGCTACAGGGCCATTGTCAACAGTTAGCAACACTGATCCTATGATGGCTATGCAATATGCACAAAGAGAATATACGAGATTTTACAGCAAATTTATAAGAGCGTTGCTGAATTTGAACAAGAACGGTTATACATTAGGTAATTCTACAAGCGATTGGATCAATAAAGTATTGTCCCAGATAAATGTAGGAAAGACACAATCTAATCCGTGGGCCAATAGCGGTTATGATACTGTGCAAGCAAGTTATACCTTCCAACAGGCTATAAATCCAACTTATATACCGCCAACTGCTACTAGGTTGGGTATGGCTCCAGCTTTTCAGCCAGGTGTTTATCTATCTGGAGAAAACATTGTTATTGAAACACATGACGGTAGCAGAATAATAATGGAAGATGATCAAGGAAATCCTTTGGGAACTATATCTTCTGGTTACTCTTATACCGATGAGCCAAATTTACTTACTAACCCCGTAGCTAGAGTTTGGTTGCAATTTGAACTAAACTTGTTTAATGATATGCCAGATAGATATCAAAATGCAGAAGCAACATTGGCATTTGATGTTAGGACCATAACACCTGGTAAATGGAGAACTGGTGATTATACTCAATCAGAATACATCTCTATATTACAGCCGATGTTTGATAAATGGGTTATAAACAATCAAGTTGACTTTACTGCAAACACAACTTTTGATTTAAATGATCAATTCTCATGGAATTATAGCAAACAATATGACAAGCAAGGGTTGCCTGTACCAGGCAATTGGCGAGGTATATACAATTGGTTTTATGATACCGATAGACCTCACACGCATCCTTGGGAGATGTTGGGATTTAGTCAGAAACCGTCTTGGTGGGATACCCAGTACGGATTAGCACCATATACAAGTGGTAATACGGCTATGTGGAGCGATCTTAGAGATGGTATCATAAGGCAAGGCCCGAGAGCCGGAACGTATTCTGAATGGGCTAGGCCCGGATTATTATCTTGTATACCAGTAGATAGTCAGGGTAACTTATTAGCTCCTCTATACTCGGGAACTGTGTCTTCTTTACCAAGTGTTATACAAGCTAGAGCAGAATGGGTGTTTGGCGACGGCAGTCCTATAGAATCAGTATGGAGGCATAGTCAAGATTTTAATTTTGTAATAGCTGAAATGTCGTACTTGATGAAACCGGCTAGATTTATAGAATATAATTGGGACACTTTAAGGACTCAGGAGATATTTACTGGTACTGCTGAAACTCAATGGATATACTTAGACACAAACAGCAGAAGATCTAGCAATCAATTTTATGTACAACGAGAGAACCCATCTACTATAGGACAGGGTATCAACATACCAAATGAAACTACTTTAACATATTACCAGAGTGGAGGGCTGCAACATTGGATAAGCGAATTCCTCATTAGTAATAGTGTTAATGTTACATCATATTTTGGTAACATAATTCGTGGCGGACAACCTAGGCTATCTCATAAGGTTGGGGCATTTATTAATAGCAATACCGATCTTCGTGTTACAAGTGACAGTTTTGGAACTATAGGATATAAATCTTCCTTAATTCCAAGTGAAAATATTAATGTTTATTTGTATAGAAGTGCAAGCATTGGTTCAAATTTCTACGGCGGTGTGATAGTCAAACAGGTTAGCGGGGGTTGGCAGGTATTTGGATACGACGGTATTTCTCAGAAGTTTACGGTAATACCAAGTAACTTAACCGGAGCTAAATCTACACTAACATTAGGAAATGTTGTTGTTACTCAATATAAGATTGGACAGATACAAAATGGTGTACCTGTTATCAATACAATACCGTATGGCACTACATTTACATCCCTACAACAAGTTTATGATTTCTTGATAAGTTACGGTCGATATCAAACTAGCCAGGGATGGATATTTGATAATTTCAACAATGCAAACAATACTATGACTGATTGGACACAGTCGGCTAGCGACTTTGTGTATTGGAGTCAAACTAACTGGGCAGATGGCAATTTTATAGCCCTAAGTCCTCTAGCAGACCAGGCAGAGTTTACTCAGGAATTTGGCAATATTGAATTTATAAATGGTATAGTGGGAGGTACTTATCCTGTAGTAGACAGAGCCGGCAATCCAATAGATTCTAATAATTTAGAAATACTTCGTTATGATAGCGACATTGTAGTTAGATCTTTAAATGAACAGAGCATATATGGTTTAAGATTGTTTAGTACTACACTAGAACATGTAATGATATTTGACAATCAGACAAGCTTTGGTGATACGATATACGACGACTTGTACAACATAGCTCAGCAAAGATTAAAATTATATGCATACAAGACTAACGATTGGACCGGTAGATTAGATGCACCAGGTTATTTCCTATATCAAAATCCAGTTGACAATACATGGAGCATGATATCAAATTTTGAAAAAACAGCAAACGACTTCCGTAAATATTTTAATATCGATCAGCCTAAGAATGCAGATTCCATAGACGTCATATCAGGTAATGTGACTACTGTAACATCTCAGAACAGTGTGATTGATCGAAGCGATATTGCTGACCTAGCCAAACACATGTTTGGTTATCAGCAGAGGACATATTTAGAAGATCTCATATTTGAAGATAGCACAGAGTTTCAGTTTTATCAAGGATTTATAAAGCAGAAAGGTACAACTTCTGCATTGACTGCTATAACAAGAAATATAAACATAATACCAATTGAAGAAAGTTTTGAATATTATGAAGAATTTGCACTGAGGTTGGGAAGGTATGGATCATTCGCGCTTAACACCAATATAGATTTTGAACTTCCGCAACAGGAGTTTGAGACTGACCCTCAGCAGATAACAGTATTTGGCAGCTTGCATTCTAACAGAGAAGAAAATGGTGTTATAACTTTTATCCAAGGAGATGACAGATTTGTTGTACCGCCAGTTAGTTGGAATATGAACAGGTTCGCTCTTAGAAACTACTTAGGACCAAATTATGTTACAGATTTACCAAATTCTGGTTATATTGAATTAGGAGAATTAACTTGGACAGTAGGTAATATATCTGCATTAACAACGTTGTATTACAATAATGCCCTTGATATTACACAGCATGTAGGTAACTCTCAAGTAGCTGACGGAGATACAATATGGCAAACAACAGATCCTAACATAGGATGGACAGCTTGGGAATTTAATAAATCTCCTGCTAATATCCTATATACTTTACCTAGCGACGGCGCACCAACAACTACTATACAATGCGACAGCCCGCATGGGTTGTATGATGGCGATCTAGTGACGTTGGATAACATAGGTAATGTAGGTTTATTGAATACCGTCACTTATACAATAGGAAATGTTGATTCAACTGGAACAATGTTCACAGTTCCAGATGTTACATATACACCAGGAACCGGCGGTGTAGTATATGCATATAGACCAATAAGATTTGCTACACCGGAATTAAGAGATTCTAATCCTCCGCTTGGTGGATGGAAACCTGGAGATTTAGCCTTCGTTGATCAAGGAGATGTTGGTGTAAACGGATGGACTGTTTACAGACGAAATTCTACCGGATGGAATGCTATTAGAACTGAAAATTATAAAGTTGATTCTAGTTTAATTTTGAGTGCTAAGTTATATAGCCAATCTAATTTTAATATATTAGCTACATTGAGTTACTATGATCCTGCTAAAGGTGTTATACCTGGATTAGCTGATGTAGGTTTAACTTATAAAGGTTCAGTAGATCCTGCCAAATATAACCAAGGTGATACTAGTGTCTATTCATTAAATCCATCTAGCGCATGGGGTGCAGAGCACTTAGGCGAAACTTGGTGGGATTTCAGTTCAGTGAGGTATGTAAATTATGAAATTGGCGATGATAGCTACAGACGGCAAAATTGGGGCAAGATCGCTCCTGGTACCTCCATTAATGTTTACGAATGGGTACGAAGTCCTATATCGCCTTCAAATTGGGTTAATTATGTTGAAACAGGTCAAAGCTTCGCGCAATTTGGCATCAGTTATACCCCTTCCGGAACGTTAAGGAATTCATCAGATCCATCATGGTGTCAGATAAACGAATATGACTCAAATGGAAATCTAAGTATTTGGTATTATTTCTGGGTAATGAATGCATATACATTACCTCTACCTACAGGTAGGAGTTTAACTACTCTTCAGATATCAAACATATTGTCTAATCCTTCTTCTGCAGGAATACCTTGGTTTGCGGCTATAGATGCTAACAACATTATTGTTTCTGGAGTATCATCTTACTTAAACGATAATGATACAGTAATGCAAATATTATACACCCAGAAACAAAATGATTCTAACGATCATAAACAGTGGCAATTGGTTAGGAGTGGGGATGCGAGCTGTGTTATAGACAACTTCTTCTGGGGTAAGTTAAGGGACAGCTTAGTAGGTTTTGACGGATTTAACAATTCAGTGCCCGACATGAATTTGAGTACGTCTCAGCGCTATGGTACTTTGATAAGACCAAGACAAAGTTGGTTTAAAAACAGGATACAAGCATTAGAGATATATGTAACTCAAGTAAACACCTTACTTAGCCAAGTTGTTATAAGAGATAATATTAACGTGTCTAGTTGGTCAACATATTTTAATGCTGCGGATCCAATACCAGCTCAGAGTGGAAATTATGATTATGTAGTATCTAGTGTTTCCAGTCTAAATGCATTAACACCTCAAAATGGTCAGAAGGCATTGGTTCTTCCAAACATATCAACTAATAATCTATGGATGATTTATCAGTTTGAATTTGCTTCTAATGTTTGGTATCCAATTTTAGTTCAAAAGTACAATACAACTAATTATTGGGATTATGTTGATTGGTATGATGCATCTAGTGGAGTTAGCAGTTCTACAATACCAAACTACATTGTATCACAAGAACGCGATCTTAGTACCTTAACTCCGTCTACTGGAGATATAGCAAAAGTATTGAATAATGGTAACAATCTTTGGGAACTATGGCAATACAGCGGGTCAACTTGGACAAGAGTTGGTTTTCAGTCTGGAACTATACAACTATCAACTAGCTTATATGACGGATCTGCACCTACTATAACTGAGTTTGACGAAGGTGGATTTGATTCTGCTGGATTTGATCTAACACCTACAATTGAACTTGCTAACATATTCAATGGTATACTGTATGCTATATTTGGCACTCCGATAGCCAGCAACACGGCAGAACTGAATACTATATTCTTTTCTATGATCAATTATGTCTTAGCTGAACAAGGATTTGTAGATTGGATATTTAAGACATCTCACATAGTATTGAATGGATTTAACAACCCTCTATATACAGGAGATCTATATCAGAGCGATAATATTGAAGATCTGTTAAGTTATATTGATGAAATTAGACCATATAGGAGTAAAATAAGACAGTTTATCAGTGGCAGGACTTCAAATGACAATGTTAACGTTACATCTACTGACTTTGACTTACCACCATATAACGGCGAGATACTAGATGTTAAGGTTGCATCTGATGCTAATATCATAGCAAATACAACAAGTTTACAAGCTTGGTATAATAATTATCAGAGCAATCCACAACTTATCAGAACACTTAAAACTACACTTGTTTTTGATAGAATAGCAAGCTATCCGCAAGGTTGGGATACCAATACGTGGGACTCTGTATCTTGGCAATACGAAGGCGGATCATCTCCTGGCTACGGTGCTTGGGACAGAATTGCCGCATACTATCAGCCAACAGAAGGAATGATACCACTTGGAAGTGACGAACTCATAAGTGGAACTGCATTTAAAGGTGTGCTGTTAAGCGGTATTGGATTTAATATTGATATAGGATGGATGAACAGTGTATGGGATAGTGAACTTGGCTGGGACGCCGGCACTAATAACTTCCAATCTTACTTGGATCTCATAATACAAGGTGGTGTAAGCCCACTATATTCGAGCTATTATGGTGACGGTATCACAAAATCTTTTGATCTCAAACGAGTTCCTATAGATGTACCAAAAACAGTAGTTTGGAGTGATAATATTCTCAGAACTTATGGAGTCGATTGGATCATTCCAAATTGGGTAGTTGCAATTAACATAATGTCTAGAGGTGCGGGATATCAAGTAGGAGATATTTTATTCCTTGATATTCAACCTTCTGTAGAAGCTGCGCAACTAGCTGTAACAGAAGTTGATTCAAACGGCGGGCTTGTATCTGTTGCTATAGTAAGCGGCGGTAATTATGATATAGTACCAAGTGGCACAGTTAGTGTTATATATAGTAGCAACTATCAGGGATCAGGATCATCTGCTGTGGTACAACCAGTATGGGGAGGTTCTACATTAGTATTCAAGACGCCTCCTAGTAGTTCTAGCACGTTGTCTATATTTGTTCTGTTCAGTGGAGAGACTTTTGAACCTGCACCGGCTGGTTACGGAGATATGATTACTGACGGATATTCGTTTGTACAACCAACTGTAGCTGATGATCATGCAGAAGAATTATTCAATGCCAAATTGATTAATTCATTGAGATTGGATGTCTATACAGCAGCAGTTGGTGGAAGACCTTCGATATATATTAGATCGTATATAACTGATGGAATAACTGATCAATTTGATCTAGGTTTGAAACCGCAAGATGTTAATAGCGTTATTGCAACTCTAAACGGCAATTTACTAACCTATGGTATAAACAATGACTATGTTATAAATTTCTATACGAATAAATTGGTATTCATTATACCTCCGCCTGCGTCTGGAAAATTACAAATATTCACTATAGGTACCGGTGGCACAGGATTTGGAATATCAGTTCCATTTGTAGTTGACCCTGGTTCTAATTATAATATTGGCGATACTATTACAATGGCGGGAAATTTTATTTATCCTCCTGTAATAACTGTAACAGGTGTTAAGGCTTCAAGTATAACAATATCATCGCCTGGTACAAAATATACAGTTGGTGATCAATTGATACTGATTGATGACTATCAAACAATAGAAACATCACAAATTGCACTTCAAGTAACAAAAATAGACGGATTTACTGGTGCTATAATTTCTGCAGAAATACTAAATTCTGGAAATTATACTGTAAAACCATTAGTTACAACCTGGAGCACGTCAAGCAATGGCAATGGTGCAATAATATTAATTAATTGGGGTGTATCAACACTATCCGTAAATGATCCTGGTTTATGTGCAATAAAACAGTTTGGATATATAACTCAATCAAGTACAACAGGGTCTGGAACAGGATTAGTAATTGGTGCTAACTACAGCGATACACTTGGTACAGCAGTGTTCAAAGGTGACGGATCAAATCAAATATTTCCGGTTACATTCCCTCTTACAACCACTGATAAACTTTTGGTAACAGTAGATGGTATTATACAAGGGTTTAACAATGTTTCTATTGATCAATTAAATGTTGTAATATATCCGCCGCCTGCACTTAATTCAACTGTTGTTATAACAAGTTTTAACACAAATAATTTTAGCACAGTTTATGAACAGGAATTTTTAGTAGAAAGCGGCGTTAACCATTTTGAATTACAATATACTCCGGGTAGTAGTTTACCACAATATAATAGTATGCTGGTTATCAAAAATGGGTTAGTGTTGAATCCTCCTCCTATGAATAATTTTGTAGCAAATGGCGAAGAGACTATATTCTCTCTAAACTTTACACCACCGCCCGACTATCCTAGAGATTTTTATGTTTATGTAGATGACCTAGAGTTAACTAGAGATGTTGATTATACGGTTACAAATGATACGTTTGTTTTACAAACAACACCGCCAGCTGGATCTAAAATAACTGCTGTATTGACTAATTTAAACCATGGATTTGATTACGATATAGAGCAAGGTAATTTATTATTTGTACCAAATGCAGTTGCGGGAGATGACATCAAAGTGTTCACTTTTTATCAGGATGTCAGCTATGGATGGACGACAGACACTTTTGTAGGAAACTCAACCGGTGTTTACATATTGTCAGATCTTGCAAGTGATTCAAATAGTGTTATGGTCTTTGTTAACGGAAAAATGAATAATTTGATGTGGGATTATTTAATTAATAGAGAAATAATGTATTTTTCTTGGGATTATAATGGTTGGGATACAGTTGGATGGCAAGGATCAGAATTAGTCTCCTCTGTAAACTTCAATGATGCTTCAATTCCTCCAATTGGTAGTAATGTAGTTGTAACTTATGCAACAGGTCTACAAAATCAACCAGCTATTGCATGGAGAACATTAATAGATGCAAGTGGTACATCTAGCACAACAGCTATAGATGATGCAAGAAAAACTGTATTGTTGAGCAATGTTTATGTGTATAGCAATGAGATAGAAATAGCCGATATGACACTGATCAGTCCTGCACCTGGATCAATTTGGATTGATAATGAGTTGATTGCATACTTTTCATTAATGCCTGCGGGAACTGATCAATATCCAAATAGAGGTATCATTAGTATGCTTAGAAGAGGTGAAAGAGGTACTAGTGATCTACCATCTGCAGCATACAATACTCTGTACTATAATGGAGACGGATCAAACGTATATTTTCCAGCACAATCTGGTACACAGCCATTGGCTGAAACTGTATTTGTAGACGGTATGATACAGATTAACACCTCTATAAATCTTGATATTGGAACATATACTTCGGTAATAGATCCAAATGGGTTGCCTGCTGGTGGATATATAGTATTTGAACAAGATAGTATACCCCCAATTGGATATAAAAACGTTAGGATAACAAGTTTGAACACCGAAGCAGAAAACACAACTCCTGTACATCTAAACGGTGTCGAAGTTATCGATGCAGGAACTTTTGTTAATTTGCCTGGTGGTTATCAATGGGAATCTGCATCACAAGGTCTACAATATAGTACAAGTGATCAAGCTAAATTTCTCTTAAATCACAGCGGTACAAGGAGCTAAATAACTCATGACTGAATCATCAACCAACGAAACTGAAAAGAAGGTAGAGGACACAACTCTACCAGATGAAAACATGCACCTGTTTGTATATGGTAGCATTGTGATTAAAGATGTAGAAACTGGTTCTGTATTAGTCAAGAAGAGTTTTTGATGGACGCGAGTGCAATGGAATCTGATCACAGACAACATATAACAGGGCATGTTTTGATAAAGGACGTTGAGACTGGTAAGATACTTGTTGACAAGTTTAATGCTATTAATTATGAGAACTTTTCAATCAGCCTTGCTAGAACACTTGCCAATCGTCCAGATAGTTGGATACAAGAAATGGTATTTGGCAACGGAGGTGCCAGTGTCAGTGAGATAGGTACAATAACGTATCTTCCACCTAATACTGTTGGTATGTCAGCAGAATTATATAATGAAACATATGTTAAAGTTGTTAATGATCAAAGTCCATTAAATGTTAATCCATCTGAGAATTATATACAATTTGCGCATAGTGCTGGTAGCACATTCAGCGATGTTATAGTTACATGTACATTAGATCTAGGTGAACCTTCTGGGCAAGATGCATTTGATACCGCTACTAGCATAACTGGTACTTATGTATTCAATGAACTTGGATTAAAAGCATATAGCAGCACTGGACCAGATACTGGCAGTTTGATATCTCATGTCATCTTTAGTCCTGTACAGAAAAGCCTTAATAGGCAGATTCAAATAGTTTACACGATTAGGATACAGACGGTGTGATATTGAATATAAATAATCTACTTACATTATAGCAGGACAAATCGATATGGCCACTAACATCTACAATTTCAATGGAACGCTGTTAACAACAGTAGCAGATGGTACTATTGATACCACACATAGTACACTGAAGTTCCCAGGTAAAGGTTATCAGAATTATGGCGAGCCGGTTTTAGAGGACGTCCTTTGGACGATGACAAATTTTGCCGGTGCCAATACACCGGCATTACCTCTTACTGGACAAGCATGGTTCAACACAAATACAAATGTGTTAAACATATATAATGGTACTACGTGGCAGGCAGCAGGTGGCGTATTGGTATCTGCTACAAAACCTTCATCAGGAAGCAACGTTGGTGCATTTTGGTATGACAGTGTAAATCTTCAGCTTTATGTTTGGGATGGAACTACATGGGATTTAGTGGGACCGTTAGGTAGTGCAATTAATGGAGATCCTGTCACAAATGGTACAATACCAACATTCTCGCAGATAGACTCTTCTAAAATATCAGACGGTTATGCTACTCATCAAGTGTGGAGATTGACGATAGGCGGAGTGTTGTTTGCTATTATTAGCAAAGATCCTGCGTTTACTCCTAATCCAGGTATATCTGGATTTACTCAGATACTTCCCGGAATAAACTTCAATACAAATATACCAGGAGTTGGGTTAAACGGCGATTCTACTACGTTTAAGAGTACTCAAACCAATTTACCGATATCTGACAACACTTACAACTTAGGAAGTTCTAGCAATAGGTTTTCAAGTATATATGGATTAAACGGTTCATTTGGAACTTCTATGACCGTTGGTAATTTGTTATCTGGTGGATATACATTCCACGTTACAGGTAGTAGTTACTTTAATGGTCCTGTTTCATTTAGTGGCGGATCACTTAGTTCTGCACCTATAACGTTATCAAAGGGATCATTATTATCTACTCCTGTATTAGGAGCGTTAGAATTTGACGGTAACTATCTATACATTACGATCAATGAGAACAATGCAGTTACTCGTGCTACTGTATTAGCAGGCACGGCTGCCGGTAACGTACAAGCTATACCAAATACTCTAGCATTACGCGACCAGTATGCAAGCATATATGGTAATTTGTTTGTAGGAACTGCAACTAGCGCATTATATGCTGACGTTGCTGAAAGATATGCTACTGACACAACAGTCTATCCAGGTGATGTAGTTGTGATTGGCGGCGAAAAAGAGATAACAACTACTACACTTAGCTATGATCCAACGGTATTTGGCGTCATATCAACTAACCCTGCAGTGAGAATGAACGAGTCTGCTGGTACGGATGAAACCCATCCATTTGTAGCATTGGTAGGTAGAGTACCTTGTAAGGTTATTGGAAAGGTTATGAAAGGCCAGCGATTGGTAACAAGTAGTCAAGCTGGTGTTGCAATGGCTGCAATGGAAACTGATAAACCATATACAGCGTTTGCTAGATCTCTAGTCAACAAGGAAACTGAAGGCATTGAATTGATAGAAGTGGTGCTACTAGGAAAGGCCTAAATAAATGACTTATACCGTCGGCCAAAAAGCACTAGCATCAGACTACATGTCGTTTAGAGGTTCTAGTAACGTCTCAGTTGCATATAGCAATTCAACAGTTGCTACAAATGCCCTTGCGGCATTAATAGGTGTTGGATATGGAGATAGGGGATATGGACAAGGAAATGTCATACTTCCTGAAAGAAACACAGGCGATCTAATACAGGCATCAGATTGGGATTATCTGCGTGCAGTTGTAAACACTATAAACATACATACAGGCAGTTTGGTTCCAATAGAACCAAACTCTATACCAGGTACACCTATAATTTCATTTGATGGCAGCAATAGTCGTGTCATATTGAGCGATATAATTGCCAATTTAGACAGCAATAGATTTAATTCAAATGTCACAGAAATGACATTGACTAACGTTCTTAACAGCGTTAGGACTAGCAGTTGGACTAATGTTATTGAGCCCATGCATGAGTTTACAGTTGATTTAGGAACTGAAGACGCTGCAAGATTTTTCTTTAATAGCGGCGGACAGATATGGGTTTCTGGAACTATGGTAAGTAACTTTCCTGGCGAAGTTAATGGTGCTATAAGGAAAATGCTGTCTCAGATGGGTACAGTAATGATGGGTGCTACTGCTACGACTTATACAGGAACAGGCGGCACAACATCGGCTATTGGTTACTATGGGCTACCAGTATCAAACACATTTCAGGTTTTATTTACGCATGGTGGATTAAGCACATATTATTATCCTAACATCAGCTATACACTACAAGCCAGGGCAGAGAACTATACCGGTCTTAACGGGGCCAACGGTAGCTTATTGAGATTTCAAGCAATATTCAGTTTAGATGGTTATTCTAGCGGCACATATACCCCAACTGCATCAGGAACCCTAACACATAGTGTTAATTGCTATAGGTCAAATAATCTCGTTACAGTGCCATTGCCAATTTTTAATACTACAATTGGTATAGGTCCTTGATACTGCCTACATTTAATTGACTTGGTATCAAATCTAAACAATACTAATCTATATAAATTAGATTGGGTATTGCTATGGATGAAAGACTTAAGAAAGCTTTAGACTTCTCAAATTATCGTATTAGTTTGTTCAACCGCAAGGAAGAAATAAAGACTAAAGTCAACACCATGTTGACCTACAGTTTTAACGGTGGTATCTTTAAGATAACTCCCGAACTCGTTAGCTTTACTAAGCTAGTTATAGATAGTGGTAAGACAAATGTTGTATTAATTGACTCAAATTCAAATCCCATAATGATCGATAACGTTGAAAAATTCTTCTCTGATATCTTCAGTAGATATTTTGAAACTACAAACTATTACAATACAGAATATTCTACCCTCAAAAAAGCTAGGACAGTATCTAGTATATATGATTTTACAGATGAGCAGTAATATGTCTCGAGGATATCTAATTTTCGCATATAACAATGAGACTATCGATTATGGTACTATGGCACTGTGTAATAGCTTACTAATTAAGAAACATTGCAAGGAACATGCAGTAGCGCTAGTTACGTCCGATTGGACTTTAGATTTCCTAAAATCTAAATATAACAAAAGTTTGATAAATTATGCATTTGATGAAATCATCATAAGCGGTTTATATGAACATGATGCAGATGATAGAAAATATTTCGATACTAGGTATAGTAAGTTTAATGCTAAATATTACAATTCAAATCGATATGGTGCATATCAATTCTCTCCGTTTGATGAGACTATATTGCTAGATGCAGACTATCTAATCTTAGACAATAGCTTGGATCTAGTATGGGGAAATGAAGAAGATTTTCTCTGTAATAAACGTGTAATAGATTTAGATCATAAAAATAACAATGGATTTGATTCTCGTTTTAATGACATGAGTATACCTTTATATTGGGCAACCGCAGTGTACTTCCGCAAAACTGAAAAATCTAAAGCTATATTTGACCATGTTAGGTTTGTTAAAGACAATTACGACTTTTATAGATATCTATATAATTTTAATTCAAGCGGATTCTTTAGAAATGATTATGCTATGAGTATAAGCATACATTTGGTAAACAGATTTATGGAATATGATAGTGTCAAACCGTTACCAGTTGACTATATTAGGGTATCAACCGAGTTTGATGAGATGCATGATTTTGATAATGGTAATCCAATAATAACGACGGAAAAAGAACCGGGCCAGTTTATATTACATCGTGTAATGAATAACGTACACATTATGAACAAGCTATCAATCTTAAGAAACAGCGAGAAGATCATAACCTATGCAAGAACCTAAATCTATAACTACTCGACCAAAAGGTTTCTTTACATTTGCGCAGAATAGCGGCGAAATTGATTATGTAAGAATGGCATATGCTCTAGCATTGAGTTTAAAAGCTAGTCAAACTATTCCCTATTTGTCTATAGGTATAACACCTGGCACTACAGTAAAAGAGGAATATGCGTGGGCTTTCGATAACATTATAGAAATACCATGGGGCGACCATGCCGCAGAAAGCACATGGAAGTTAGAGAATGAATGGAAATCTATCTATATGAGTCCGTATGATGAGACTATAAAGTTAGATTGCGATATGTTATTTTTCAACGACATTGGACCTTGGTGGGAAATGATGTCGTCTAAAGATTTTTGTATATGTAACCAAGTAGTTAATTATAGAGCAGAAGCTGCTACTAGTGATTATTATAGGAAGGTTTTTACAGATAACAACTTGCCAGATGTATATACAGGTTTTATGTATTTTAAGAAGTCTCCCGAAGTTTACGAGCTTTTTAAAATGGTAACATATTTGTATTTCAACTGGGAAGCTATGACGGCTGATTCGCTTGACTACAAGCATAGACCTAAAACTCCTAATACAGATGTTGCATTTGCCCTAGCATTAAAGATTCTCGACCTCGATCAAACATGGTACAAGAAGAATCCGTTCCCAACTTTTACTCATATGAAGACTAAATTGTTCAATTGGGATGATCAAGAGTTAGGAGAAGATTGGAGCAAATATGTTAAGACTTGCTTCAATCAAAATTTAGAATGCAAGATAGGAAATTACTTACAATATTTTCCATTACACTACCATTTAAAAGATTTTATTACTGACGAAATGATTGGATACTATGAACGAAGAATTAGACCCGACAGAGAAAGCTTGGTTGCAATACGATGACAGTAATGGCGAGCTGATAGAAGTATGTCTTTCTAGAAACGGTAAAGACACGTCCTCTAACTACATTACAATAGACGCTATTGATGCACTTAAATTTATGACCGGGGCATCAAAGATGGCTGACTATAAAGTTGAAGCTGACCAAGATAACAATATGATTCTTGTTATGAAACAACAGAAATTTTATACAAAACTCTTTTGGAATCTATGCGACGCTTTGTCAGAAAATAGTCCATTAGTTATATTATATAAAGATAAACATGGTTTTAGATTTACATTAACTCGTGAAGATCCTAACATAATTCTTTATGTGACATTGAAAAATGACCCCAATTACTTACATAATACAATTAGTCTTTCAAATATCAAGACTAATGAGGCTGGCGAACATGTAGTTTCTTTTGATTTTGATGAGGATTATAGTATATATGTGAGGTACCATGCTGCATGAAATTAACGAGTTTGATTTTATATTTTTAAGCTATGACGAACCAAATGCCGAAGAACTCTACTCAGATCTATCTAATAAAGTACCTTGGGCTAAACGGGTATCGGGAGTTAAAGGATTTGATTCGGCACATAGAGCATGTGCCAATGCAAGTGAAACTGATTTCTTCATAACAGTTGACGGCGATAATTTAGTCCACGATGACTTCTTAAACGTAAAGATAGAGATAGGTGATAGACAGAAAGATCATGCATGGAGTTGGGCCGGTCGTAATCATATAAATGGGCTCGTATACGGCAATGGCGGATTAAAGTTATGGAGTAAGGCGTTTGTTATGGGAATGAATAGCCATGAGAACAGCGCTGACGACGGTAACGCTGTAGATTTTTGTTGGAATAATAGATATCACGAGCAGTTTGGGTGTTATAGTACCAGCTTTGTAAATGGAAGTCCTTATCAAGCATTCCGTAGCGGGTTTAGAGAAGGAGTGAAGATGAGTCTAGATCAAGGTCACAAAGTTCCTAATAAAGAATTTAGAGATAGAATCTGGATTCACAACTTACATAAACTGATGATATGGTGCAGTGTTGGCGCTGATGTCGAGAATGGAATTTGGTCTATATACGGTGCACGGTTAGGTGCATATAAATGCAATTTGACCAATTGGAATTACGTTGAGATACGAGATTATGATTGGTTTAATTCTCTCTGGGAAACTGTTAGTTCTTGTGATCCTGTCTCTGAATCTAAATCTCTTGGTGCAGAGTTAAGGCAAGGTATAGGATTAAACATATCTGATCTAGATCCAATACAAAGCAAGTTTTTTAAATCTGTTTATATCAATCCGCCTAGGGTAGCAATGGTTGGGGACAATCTTAGACATTTTACGGCTGTAAATATTAATGTTTGATCTATTTTATGTGAGTACTAGTAGACAATCAGTCTGTCATAACTTTACTAAAGTTAAGACAAGGTTTAATCATGCTCGCCACCTAATAATAGACGGCGATATATCTGACATAGTTAATGCTGCTAAGTCGCAATCATTCACTAAGATGTTTTGGATATTGATGGACGGATGGACTCTTTCAGATAATTTTGATATGTCATGGGCGCCAATTGAATGGGATACTAGATATGTACATTTGTGGCCTTGCACCGGTAGTGAGCCGTTAAAAAGCGGTCTAAGTCTTTGGCCTGCAGATATAGATTTAAGTAACTATGATGTCAAATATGTTGATCAAGATGCAGTTAAACCTTTGCCGTATGATTTGTTCTTTATAACTAGAAATGAAAATGATAACAAATACTTAGATATTCTAAGATCTAGATGTACCAATACTATAACCAGTATTAGATGCACTGATGACATATTTGATTCTATCAAACAAGCTGCTAATTTATCAACTTCTGACATGTATTGGATAATGGTAGATTCTTCTATCTTATCAGATGACTTTGATTTATCGTGGATGCCAGACCTATGGGAAAGGAAATATGTACATGCATGGCAATGCGAAGGTGGAATGCCTATTGTAGATGGAATCAGTTTGTGGCCTAAGAGCTATAATATTGAGAAATTTGGTAATGAGATAAAGTTTATAGATGTAATAGCCGCTGATACAGTTGAATATGACATATTTTTTATATCATATAAAGAACCAAATGCAGATGCTAATTATGAAAAGTTGAGATCTAGATATCCAAATGCCAAAAGAGTCCATGGTATTAAAGGTATACATAACGCACATAAACAATGTGCCAAATTGAGTTCAACAGCAATGTTTTGGACAGTAGACGGCGATACTATTATAGATGATGATTTTAAACTAGATTATAGACCATCAATATGGGAATCAAACTATTTACATCTTTGGTATACAAGGAATCCTGTTAATGATTTAGTTTATGGATATGGTGGTATTAAGTTATGGCCTAAATGGGCCTTACTGAACTTTGATGGCAATTGGTTAGATTTTACTACCAGCGTTGGTAATATCAAAATTATAGACAACGTGGTTGCAACTACTGAATTCAATACAAGTGCATATGATGCGTGGCGGAGTGGTTTCAGAGAATCAGTTAAATTGTGTTCAGATATTTCGCGCACTGGATCGCAAGAAAATTTTGACAGATTGTTAATTTGGGTAAACAAGGCCAATCGTGTTCCGTTTGCTCAAGATACTGTTCAAGGTGCTAGAGACGGTCTTGCTTATTTTGTAAAATTCTCTCAGAAACCGCAGTTATTGCAGAGGATTAATGATTTTGAATGGATATACGTTATGTATATGACTGGTAAAGTTTCTCATCCGCTTGAAATTTCTAGAGATTATATGTCTAAGATGCTAAACTATCAATATGTATGACATCTTATATATCAGCTACCAAGAACCGCACGCGGAAATCAATTGGAAGTCATTATTCAATCGGTTCCCTAATAGAGCTAAACGACTGCACGGGATTACCGGTATACATAGAGCACATGCAATAGCAGCTAAAATAGTATCTACAGATATGTTTTATGTTGTAGACGGCGATGCCGAAATAATGCTAGATTTTCATTTCAATCACAGCGTACCTGATCATCAGAAAGATCATATACATGTTTTTAGGGCTAAAAATCCCATAAACGATCTAATATATGGATATGGTGCTGTAAAACTATTACCTACTGAATCAGTAAAGCAACTTGAAAATTTTCAACTGAAACCAGACATGACTAGCAGTTTGCCTAATGCTAGATATCATGTTGTACACGAATTAAGCAACATCACTAGATTTAATACTGATCCATTTAATACATGGAGAAGTGCATTTAGAGAATGTGCAAAGCTATCTAGCAAAGTTATTGATGGACAAATAGATAGAGAAACTGCTATGAGATTGAACACATGGTGTTCTGAAGGATCTGATAGACCGTTCGGCAAATGGTGCATTAGTGGAGCATTAGCGGGCAGAGCTTATGGTGAAAAATTTTCCAATGACCTAGAATCAATCTTTAAGATCAACGATTGGCAATGGATGCGCAATCAATTTGAAGAAATAAAAGGTCTTATATGATAGATAGAGAAATTGTTAGATTGGTATTAGAAGATATGCGCAGCGATGGCGTAAATCAGCCAATGATAGATTTATTATATGAGAATTTTAATGACTATACTGATCACCTTTCTATATTAAAGCACATGTATGGATTATATGATAGAGATCGCGAGCAAGTATCTAGAGATGCATGGACCTATGGACAAATACGTAGTAAGCATTGGTTAATAAAAAAATTAGCAGAGTTAAATTTAGATTTAGGTAATGTTTGGATTCTGTGCGGATGGATAGGCAGTCTCAGTTTATTACTTAGACATAGCAATGCTGCTCTTAGATTTGATAAGTTGAGATCATTTGATGTTGATCCTAGGTGTGCACCGCTAGCAGATGCATTAAACAGACCCTGGGTAAAAGACAACTTGAAGTTTAAAGCATCGACGATAGATGTTAATCAATTGCATTATGACGAATATGATATTCATACATTGAGGAATGACGGTACCGTATGTACTATACACAACGAAACTGCTAATACTATTATTAACACAAGTTGTGATCATTTGGGCAATGATAATACATGGTGGAATAACATTCCGTTGGGTAAACTAGTAATCCTTCAAAATAATGATTTTCTAACCGTTGAAGAACACAATAACAATGTCACAAGTCAAACTGAATTTAAATTTAAGTACCCAATGAGCGAGTTATATTTTTCAGGTGTGTTAGATTGTAAATTATATAATAGATATATGCTTATAGGTCGTAGGTGACAAATGCCCAAGTATTTTCTAAAAGATTGCGATATATTTTATATCAGCTTTGACGAACCTAATTGTGATGTCAATTGGGAAAGAGTGAAAAGTATTGCACCGACTGCTAAGAGGATACACGGTGTAGTTGGATTTGATAAGGCGCATAGAGTATGTGCAGAGGCCAGCACCACAAATCGATTGGTAATAATAGATGGTGATAATTGGCTAAACGATGACGGCTTAGATCAAGAAATAGATGACACAGGAGTTGAAGATGCATGCTTCAGTTTCAAGAGCCAAAATATAATCAACGGATTAGAATATGGCAACGGGGGCATTAAAGTTTGGAACAAAGAAATATTGCTCAATAGCAAGACACATGAGAGAGCAAATTCTGTTGATTTCTGTTGGGATATTAGATACTATCAAGTTGACTTTATTGCAAGCGCTACGGTGCAAAATTGCACACCTTACCAAGCATGGAGGGCAGGGTATAGGGAAGGTATTAAAATGTCGTTTGTTGAAGGAAAGCCTTTAGAAGATTTTACAACACAATGGAATTTAATTTGGAAAGGAAACCTCAGCAGACTTTTTGTATGGGCTACTATTGGAAGAGATTGCGAAAATGGTATTTGGTCAATATTAGGAGCTAGGCAAGCGTTGAATGATATGTTAACTAAATCAATCAAACACACTTGCATTAATGACTATCACTGGATGTCAGATAAGTTTAGATCTATATCTGACAACGATCCAGAAGAATTTGCATTATATTTTAATAATGCTATACGACAACAAGGTATCTTTATTCCAGAATTTGATAAAGATACAAGTATTTGGTTCAAATCAATATATATGAATCCAAAGAGAGAAGGGTTGATGTGGTAATTGATCTATCATCCTTAACAGTTAGACAATTGCAACAAGAAGCTTCTAGAGTTCTTGCGTCTGGAGATGGATATGGAAATCATGACCTTGTGATGTTCAATAAGGCAGCGCATCATGACAGTCACGCGTGGTATCGTGCAGTTATCTCGTGGTATGTAGAAAAATACGGCGATATTCCCAGCAAGATTGGACCCGGTGCTGAAATCAAACTTCTGTTACCAGATTAATCTTTGCATAATAGCCAAAACATCTTAAAATCATATCATGATATATGATTATGATTCTATAAGATCTGTCCATCTTGAAATAACCAGCAAATGCAATGCATCTTGCCCAATGTGCGCTCGTAATAAATTTGGTGGTCCTGATAACGAGTTTTTACCACAGTCAGAACTGACACTAGATGACATAAAACGTATATTTTCTGAAAAATTTGTCAAACAACTCAAACGTTTATATATGTGTGGTAATTATGGAGATCCAATCGCTGCTAGTGATACTTTAGAAGTGTTTGAATGGCTGCGACAAGTAAATCCCAATATTGATCTAGGATTGCATACCAATGCTAGTGCTCGTAATCCTGCATGGTGGGCTACTCTAGCTAAGAGCTTAAACGGCGAAAGAGATTATGTTAAGTTTGGTATTGATGGTTTAGAAGATACTAATCACATCTATAGACGAGGGACCAGCTGGCAAAAGATAATGGCCAATGCTGCTGCATACATAGACGCTGGAGGCAGCAATCCTCAATGGGAATACATAGTTTTCAAACACAATGAACACCAGGTAGAAGAAGCTCGCATGCTGAGTGAGAGGATGAGGTTCTCACAATTCCGTACTAAGAAAACAGGAAGATTTTTTAGCAATACAAATCTCAAAGGCAAAGATCAGCAAGAAGTATGGAATCGCAATGGTGAGATAGAATATTACATAGAAAAACCATCCGATACTCAATATCAGAATGACAGTTTGTCTAAAGAGCAAGAACTTATTACCAAATGGGGAAGCATGCAGACTTATATTGATAATGCTAAGATCTCTTGCAAAGTTGCAGCAGAGAAGAGTTTATATATCTCAGCAGAAGGTCTTGCTTTTCCTTGTTGTTGGACTGCAAATCAATTGTATGTATGGTATTGGCCTTACAAACAGTCAGAGATATGGACTTTGATAGATCACAACACCGATAACGTTAATGCATTACAAAAAGGATTAAGTTCTGTTGTAGAAGGTGAATATTTTCGCAGAATTTATGACAGTTGGTACAAGCCAAGTGTATCTGAAGGTAAATTAAGAGTGTGCTCAAGAATATGCGGCACAGACTTTGATCAATTTGCGAGCCAATTCAAATGAAAGATTTACCAAGTCCTACATTTTGCGCCTTACCGTGGATACATCTCAGCACTAGACCAGACGGATCTATGAGAGTATGCTGTACAGCTAATGCTAGCAGCGTTCAAGATCCAGACAGCACCAACAAGACATACGGCGGACAAGTTGGAGTGTTACGTACAGACGACGGTATACCAGCCAATCTAAACAATAGCACATTACAAGATGCATGGAACAATGATTACATGCGTAATACACGCAAGATGATGTTGCGCGGTGAAAAACCTCCTAGCTGTATTAAATGCTATAAAGAAGAAGAAGCGGGTGTACAAAGCAAGAGAAGTTGGGAAACTCGCTACTGGGTTAGTGAATTAGGTTTAGAAGATATCATAGGCGATACACAAGAAGATGGTTCTGTCAGTCCACAAATACGCTATCTAGATCTTAGGATGGGTAGTAAATGCCAACTGGCATGTGTAATGTGTAGTCCACATGATAGCAGCGGATGGGTCAAAGAATGGAATCAAATTTATCCTCAGATACAAAATCCCAGATTGAAGCACAGTAGCAGTTGGGACAACAGAGGTAAAGTACACGGTGCCAATTACAATTGGCACAAGAATAATCCTCAGTTTTGGGAACAGCTATACGATCAAATTCCCAATATGAAACAGCTTTACTTTGCAGGCGGCGAAAGCACTATAATTGAAGAGCATTACGATCTATTGGAAGAAGTAGTTCGCCGTGGGTATGCTAGCAAGATAGAACTGCGTTATAACAGTAATGCAGTAGAACTTCCTGATAAGTTATTTGAGCTTTGGGATCAATTTAGACAGGTCAAATTTCACTTCAGTATGGATAGTTACGGTGCTAAAAACGATTACATACGTTATCCTAGCAATTGGGACGACCTAGTTAAGAACATGCATAGGCTAGATGCAACGGGTCCAAATGTAATAGTTACTACTGCAGTGACAGTAATGGCACTGAACATATTGTATGTACCAGATCTAATCAAATGGAAGTTGTCTCAAAATTTCAAGAAGTTTAACACTTGGCCAAATGGCGCAGGTATGATCAATTGGCATTTTGCATATTGGCCACCGCAACTAAATGTCAAGGTATTGCCGGTACACGTCAAAGCTGCTGTGAAAGACAAGTTTGAAGAATTTTATTCTTGGTTAGAGTCTAACTGGCAACTTGCAACAGGTGTAGATGGTATTTCCGTAAGCAAAGATGAATTTATGAGAAATGATTACGGTATCAAAAGATTGAAGAGCATGATCAGCTTTATGGAAAAGGAAGACTGGAGCGAGAGATTGCCAGAGATGCTAGAATGGGTTAGCTTGCTAGATAAGATTAGAAATCAAAGTTTTAGTAATACTTTCCCAGAATTATCAAAATTATTAGGAGTATAAACATAATGGATTGGGGTACATTTGGTGTGATAAATAATCATGTAGAGTCACAGAGGGTTGTTGTCATGGCAACGAAAAATAACGCAGATAGCGTCTGGGACGAGATATTTGATAGCTTGATTCTCACCGCCGAACCTCCGCAAAAATATATCAAAAAGGTAACAATCACTACCGGAAGTGGTGATGTAATCAGTATGAGCGCACAGGATTTCTCAGCCTTGCTAGAATACGAACGTCATCTACCTCCAGGTGTTAGCGATATACAGAGCGCACGCATGAGCTTGGATTTTAATAAAATCAAGCGAGATGTAGACAAATGGGCAGATGACATTCTTGGCGGATTTGATCTTAATGGCAAACCTGGATTGCCAAAGTTTCCAAAACCAAAAGCAGCTAATCCAAAACGCAAAGCACCTCCTAAAAAGAATAAGCCAACAACTTGATGATGTAGGTGTGATGTTGTAAAATGAGTGCATGATCAGAGCTATATTTGCAGTTGACCGCAATGGCGGCCTTGGGAAATCAAATGGCTTACCTTGGCCTCATGATAAAGAAGATATGCTGTGGTTTAAGAAACACACAAACCATCAAATTGTAGTTATGGGCAGTGCTACATGGAACAGCAGCATGCCTACACCATTACCAAATCGAGTAAATGTAGTAGTAAGTCGCAATGGCATTGAAAATTTCAAAGGTGCAACAGCAGTTATCCATCCAGACAATTTAGCAGCTGAACTAAAATATATTGAACATCTTTATACTGATAAGGATATATGGATTATTGGTGGTGCAAAACTATTAGAATTGTCAAAACCGGTTATTAGGGAAGCATACGTTACACATTTCCATAATGAATATGATTGCGACACTTTTATAGATCTTCCCAATTGGTTACAAGGTACAAATATACAAGAAGAGTCATACGGTAGAAACAAAACATTTAGGGTGTATATATGGAATCATATTTGAATTTATTGAGAAAAATAATTGCGTATGGAACAAATAGTTCTGATCGAACAGGCGTTGGTACTAGAAGCTTATTTGCAGAACAGTTGAGATTTGATCTTACAGCAGGGTTCCCTGCTGTAACTACCAAGAGATTAGCATGGAAGCCAGTTGTTGCTGAATTATTATGGTTCATAGAAGGGTCAGGTGACGAGCGACGTTTAGCAGAGATATTGCACGGCACTAGAGACACAAACAAGACCACTATATGGACTGCTAATGCAAATGCAGATTATTGGAAGCCTAATGCTGCATTTGATGGCGATCTAGGAAGGGTGTATGGTGTTCAATGGCGAAATTGGAGAACACCTACATTTGACGGCACTGCCAGTTACAAATCAACAGATCAGTTGTTATCATTAATAGAAAACATCAAGTTGTATCCAAATGGACGCCGACATATTATAACTGCATGGAATCCGGGTGAGCTTGATCAAATGGCGCTTCCGCCCTGCCACATGCTAGCACAATTTTATGTGCGTAATGGAGAGCTAAGTTGCCAAATGTATCAGCGCAGCGCGGATGCCTTTTTGGGCGTTCCGTTTAATATTGCATCATATGCATTGTTTACTCACATGATAGCACAAGTATGCAATCTAACAGCTAAGGAATTGATACTAACTATAGGCGATGCTCATATATACACATCTCATATGAATGCAGTTGAAGAACAGCTATCACGAGAACCAAAAGCGTTGCCAGTATTATGGTTAAATCCTGATGTGAAAGATATTACTAAATTTTGTATAGATGATTGCAAGTTAATAGATTATGACCCGCATCCTACTATCAAAGCTGAGATGGCTGTATAGTCAAGAAAATAGGTTGGGTTAGACCCAACCTATTGTTGTTTTTATGCCTTAACTTTGGTCTTTACGGCAGGCTTGCTTGCAGTCTTAGCAGCAGTTTTAGCCTTAGCTTCGGCCTTTGTTACGACCTTGGTCTCTTCAACTACTCGCTTCTTGTTTAAGCTAGGATCAAGTCGATATGCTTGCTGTCGCTTGGCCATAGCATCAGATTCTAGCATCTCAGCCATGCGCAACAATCCCATAGCTTCTTCTTTCTGCCCAGATGCAGTGGTGCCTTCCATGTTGGCTGCATGCATGTTGAACTTGCCCATTTCAGATAGTACCTGAGCGCGAGTCTCGGGATCTAGATCATCGAAGTCGGCAGGAGTAGTCTTTTCCTCTTCCTTCATAGCTTCTAGAACCTGCTGTAGTGGCCAGTTAAGGCCCTTGCGAGGCGTCATTGTTACTAGACTGACTGGTACTCTCTGCAAACGGCCACTCTCATGGAACTTCTGCAGTAGCGTTGTATTGCTACCATCTGGGCTCATCCTTCGAGCCAGGACATCTGCTAAATCTTTAGCATTTTGCCCGTCAACGCTTTCAACAATCTTGCGCAACGACTCGTTGAACTGGTCAGGTAATGCATCGGTATCAATAACCAATGCATGATCCGGGTCCTGAGGCAAGCTCATAAACGCTACAACCACATTCTTACCGGTATTATTGAGGATACCGGTGTGCCTCATCATCTCTGCCATAGTATTAGCTTCCTGTTGATGTGTCGGTTGTAGCTGTTGCATCAGCAGCCGGCTGCGGAGGTAGAGCGGCCTGTACAAACTTTGATATCTTGTTGTATAGAACGCCCACTGGCTCTAGCTCAGGACCTCTGAATGCGCCGCGATTGCTCGCAAGGTCAAATACCACAAGAACATTCTGCAGATCAGTTAGGTTGATCACACTGTCTGCTGGATTTGGTACCTGTGGCTGTGTATTATCTACTGTGACATCACTCATTAGAATCTCCTTGTGTAGCGATTTATATTACTACATATTAATCGCCAAACACAAGGAGATACAATATTATTTTTAGTATTCTAGAGAATTTAGATCCGTCGACTTCGTGTTAGGAGGTCTAATCGTAATCAAATGCTCTTCCCAGCCAAGATATGGGATCCAGCTTGCATCTGGAATCTCAATAGGCACCTTGCGTGCATTTGATAACAACGTATGATAATCCGGCTTGGCTGGTTTCACAGCGGGCTTCATCGTGGTACGATGTCCCTTGATGCTGTTGCAACTGTAGCAAGAACTTACCACGTTCTCCCACTTGGTAGTACCACCTCTAACACGAGGTACCACGTGATCAATCGTCATCTGGCTGAGACTGAGATGATCATGGCAGTACTGACAAGTGAAATTATCCCTGAGCAACAATGTGCCGCGACTGAATCTCACAGAAGTCTTCTTCTTGAGGAACTTGCGATTTACAATCACACTGGGAACCGAGATAGTGATACTTGGACTGTGTACTGCCCAATCGCTATAAGTTTCAAGAATATCAACTGAACCAAGATATGCCATCTTGATTGCATCCTTCCAGCCAACACTGCTGATTGGTATGCAGCTGAGCGGCGTGTAATCTGCATTTAACACTAAACAATGTCTCATAATTTCAACCCATTATTACATAATATACTTGCCAATATATAGTCAACTACTTTAGAAGTCAATGACATAAATATATTGTAGTCCACCGGACGGCAATCCGCGACTACTCTATGTCTTCAATGGAGATCACAGCATGTGTATTTACTGCAAAACTGCAAATTATCGAAAAATATATGAGTTTCACTATGGACCTATTTCAACTGATGAAATGGGCAGAACATATGAGATACACCACATAGATGGAAATTGAAATAATAATGCACCTGACAATCTAATGCAGGTTAGTATGCAAGAACATTACAACATTCATTTCTCACAAGGAGATTGGGCAGCATGTATACGTATAGCGGCCAAAATGGGGCTATCCCGCGAAATTATATCATCTGCAGCACGAACTCATCAGCTGAAAAGGATAGCAGAAGGTACTCATCCATTCTTAGACAGGGCACAATCTAAGGTATGGGCAGCGGATCGGGTATCGAGAGGCTTATGTGTTCTATCAGGAGGTGCTATACACAGACGTAGGGTAGAAGAAGGTACTCATCCATTTTTAGGCGGAGAGATCCAACGCAAGAGCAATTCTAAACGCATTGCTGACGGATCTCATAATTTTCTTGGTAGCAAGAGTAACAATGATAGATTAACAAATGGTACTCATCCTAGTCAAAAGATGGACACTTGTGTACATTGCAATAAGACATTTAGCATATCAATGATAAAACGTTGGCATAACGATAATTGCAAACGTAAAACATAATATTGCCTTATCGACATTACAAAATAACTTTTAAAACTCCTCAATCATTAGGCAGCTGAGCTTTCCTCCCTTGCTGCTGCCGGTGTCTAGGAAGATCGCTCGACCTCCTACACTATTAGTTACCACAAGTGGCGTTTCCTTGTTGCGCGGATCATGCCCAACTACCACAGTCTTACCTGATGCAATTTGGTCAATCCATCGATAGGTCCTGTTGGGCATACCGTCGTCTCGAACAGGCTTGTCGAGATCAACTTCGCCAAAGAACGCCATGTTACCCATCTCACCAGGAAGAGTGTGCTTGCCCCCTTGATTCCACATCTCAGGAGTAGCTGCACCGTGGGTAAAAAGGTAATCGCCCAGCACATAATGCTGCCGACTGTTGAGCGACAGACAGCGCCACTTGGCAAGGAACCTGTCCTTAAATGCAGAGTTAGCTGCAACGCTACGGTTGATTTCATCAACCGTAATAGACAGACCGGGACCAATTACACCACGGAATTCCTTGCCAAATCCAGCATCAATCCAGCGATCAAGCTTGCGCTCATGGTTACCCCAAACCATATGAGCACGACCAGTGCGAACCCAATCGTACACAGTGTCAACCGTAGCAAGATTGTGCATGCCATAGTCAACGATATCGCCAAGGAACAGAACATGCGCACCCGTTTTGGTAGCCTCATTGAGCATCTTGTCTAGATCGTTGAGGTTACCATGGACATCGCCAATAACCATAAGAGGCTGGTTATCCTTAACCGTAAGATGCTGTTGAGAACCAATAACTCGCAGAACCCTACCCATATCGTAACAGATCACTCTCGCAACACCGTCGCCAGCCTTGATAGCCTTGAGATTGGCGTTGAACAGATCCTCATGCTTCTCAATGAGACCGCGAACTTCGGCACGCCAACCAGCAGTCTTAAGCTTCTCAGACACAGGGCGGTTGACCACGAGGTACACAAGCTCAACAGCAAAGTGCTTGGCCATATCAATGAACGCCTTGCGATCTCGATGGCGCAGGTTGGTGGCATCAACTACCACACGCTGCCCAAACGCAAGACGGTGTCGAACCCGACGATGGACCTCGGCCCAAACGTCTTCCTGATTGGTCTGAATGCGGAAGTCGCCAAGGAGCTCCGCACGGATGTTGTCACTGCTGACGATTTCGTGAGCAGGAAAATAACGGGCAGCCAAGGTGCTCTTGCCGCTGCCACTGGGTCCTACCATGAGGACAAGTGAGTGAAGATTGATCGTATCCATACTCGTACAATAGCATCTGTACGTGATATGTCAACCAAAATTATCCAAAAAATAGATGATAAATCTTTACAAAAGCCCCGACAATTAAACTAAAAGTTCCTGTAAATACTGCTGAACTCATAACTAGATCGTAATGATGGGACTCACAGAGCATGCCAGTTAAACCGGCTATGTAAAATGCTACAAACAATAATAGTGGAATACCTACTTGTCTGCAAATGGTCCTAGTCTGCATGTTGACCTCTTGTAGCTTACATAACTGTATTTATTTATAGGTGTGGTTAACTGCGATTTAATAGCTATATAACAATAAAATTGTATTAATAAAAACTAATTAAAAATCATCCAATCTAGGCATATGTCCGTCAAATCTCAACCTAAATATAGTTTCGTCCATAGCATCTGTAAATCTCAGATGTATGCCGTTGACATCTGAAAACAAATAATATCCGCTGTGGCAATTGGTATCACACCAGTGCTCAAGAGGACCAAAATATTCAAAGAATAGCGTTTCTCGAACTACTCTGGGATGGTTTGCCCATCTCCGCAACTCTGCACTCTTGCTTTGATCAAATAACGCTTGCCAAGATACAAACCTAGTGCTAAATTCTTGTCCACCTAATCCTGCAAGATTCTTGCATGCTCCCGGAGCATATTTGGGTAGGTCTTTATTGTGACCTAACTTGTAGATATGCTTTGCATATCGGCGTATGAAAAATCGCCCAAACATCAAATCAAATATGCGTAGCAGGGTCTTGGCTATGCCTATTGTAACAAGTATTGTAGCTTTAAATGTGCTAAAAACAATCGTCTTGAGTCTCATAAATCACCAGTCAGCCTAATTGTCATACCAGCTTCTCGGTGTATCCATTCAATTTGTTCTATAAAAAAATTTCCATAATTGCCAGTATGAATTGTAGTAACTTTGAAATGTTTACTCAACCATAATATCTTTTTGCTGCGCTTACAGTAACGAGGAATCCAACATCGTTCATACGACCATGTGGGCGGTGTGTTTTCATGATGTTGTTTAAGCCATTTGAGGGCTTCGGCTTGTTTTGATGTCATGTATCATTACTCAAGATAAACATGGTACCAACTTCTTGGTGTAACCATCCAATTTGTACAACTGAACTCACA